CACGGATACGTTTACCCAACCAGGCTGAGCAACCGCACAAAGCGGAAACAATAAAAACAACAATACTCTTAACATCTTACTTCTTTGCTTTTTCGATGGTCCTTCCAGCGAAGTATGCACCGAATGCTGTTAGCATTAATATCTCCAACAAAGATACGTAACTGTCTTTTACGTTAAATGGCAGCTGATCCAGCGAGTCGAGCACCATCGTGACCATGAACATAGCCATCAGGCAGATAAGAGTAACGGGTCTGATAAGCTTAGCAAGCTTGACATCGCTGCCCATATCCGCCTTCCATCTTTCAGTTACATTCTTTTGAAACTCTATCTCTGCATCGACCATAGCCGTCCCCTCTGCGGTGTCCACGTCAGGATCTTTGTCGATAAGGTTTTTCACAAGGCCAAGAGCCCCCTGATCTGGCAGGAGGTCTCCGACTGTGTTTAGTACGTTAGGGGCTTTGCTCTTGAGCCACTTCCCCAACTTGGTGTCTTTAATTTTTTCCACGTATTTCCTCGTATTTCTTGTTAAACATCATTACCAACTTTCTCTCTTGGTCCATAAGTTTTTGGACTCTTGAAACTCTTTCCCCGTAGTTGCTAATCTTCTTGGCCGCTCTCTTCTGAGCTCTAATAACCTTTAGTGACTTGTTTATCTTCTTTAGATATTCGTTGAGGGTATTAACTCCTTGATACCTATCTCCAGCATTTGGAATTCTATTTTCCTTGTACTCTTTGGCAAGCTGTTTTATTTCAACTTCACTGTCCTTAAACTTCTGCATGTCGTAATACTTGGAGGGCTCTCCGTAAAGAATTCGCATGAAAGGAATATCGTTAAAGTCTAAATCGATTGGATTTTCTGATCTGTCAGCCACAATTTTGCGGCCCGTCTCTATCGAGCGAGTCACAAACCTACCAGTCCCTCCGAGGAAGTACTCGAAGATGTACCAAGCGCCATCAGGATTTATATCGACTACACCTGGAACATCCTCTGAACCGCCTGTAGCTTCATTCATCCAGCTAAAGAACTGCTTAATCTCCTCTGGAGATCGGAACGACATCGAAGAGTTTGGTTTTGGAGTTCCAAAAGGATACTGCTCTGCCTTTACTGGTCCGCCAAAGTATGTTTCGTTGAAAGCAAACGCCTCAAAGAACGGCTTGAAAGCTGTGGGGATTGACGTCTTAGCAATCTGAGTACCAAGATTATCTGATTGTCCAAAGCTAATGGGCGAAAACGCATTCACCATGGACATAGCCATAAACATTAAACCTTCCGTTGCCTCTTTGTCTCCAGAGGCCACCTCAACAGAAGTGCTACCTATGTTTGCGAAGATGTTATATCCATACGGCATGGGTATCTTCCAGTAGTTCTCACCGTCAGGGCGCATGATGATGAGGTTCCTTTCTTTAACGTAATCAGGAATCTTGTTGTAAAACAATTCTCCATCTTCATCCTCATCAGAGGAAGCTCTGTTGAGAAGAGTAAGCATACCACTACTTATAATCATAGCTAAAGCTGCCTTTTGAGCTGTAGTAGCTCTTTGGCGCCAATTTCTCATTGAGCCATCAGGCGCGATAGGTGGCTTCAATCCAACTAAAGATCTGGCTATTCTAGCAGAACCCTGGACAGAAGCGTTAAAGAACAAGTACGTAGCATTTACTGATGCTCCCCACTCACCTTGCTTGTTAAAGTTTACGGTAATGTTCTTAGCAAACTGAGCAGCCTTCTCTCTGCTTACCCCGCCTTCACGAGCAGCGATATAAGCTGACAAGCGAATGCTGTTTTCAAATGCATCGTTCATACCCTCTACAAACTCAAGGGCTCCCTTAACGCTACCGATTACTTTCTGAGCATTGGTCTGACCGCTATCATCAATCTGTAAATCACCAGCGATATCCTCAAGACTCTTCTGATAAGCCCATCCAGTCTTTCCTCCGTCGGCCTTGAACTCCTCGTAGTACTTACTGATCATTGGGTCCGCATCCTTGCCTACCTCGTCACGAATCAAAGCCTTAAGAGTTGGCCCCACCATCTTGAAGATTCTGCGCATAGCTCCAGTCCCATTCAGGAATCCACCTTCCATCTCCGCCTCAGCGGAAGCATTGAATATAGCGGACTGAATATCACGAGAGAAGTTACTCAAGATAAACTCAGGGTTTCTAGAGGTAAATGCTGCCCTCAACCACGAGTTTACAGACCCCATGAGCTTAACGAAATAGTTGCGCTGAGGCAAGTTCATAGATCGGAGCGCTTGAGCGTAGCTAGCGTCCTTAAAACGAATAGCTTTTTGAACTCCGTTTACCCTTACGGAAACAATATTCGGATCATCACTCTTGTATCCGTCGGCTTCTTTGTCGAGCACCTGCCATACATTGGGGTTTGGATTGGCTTCGGCCAATCGATAGAGGCTGTTGATAGCCTCGTTTGTACGCCCCTTAATTTTTACAGCAGCATTCTGAGAGATTGCCTGCGCTACTATGTTTGAAGACTCAGTAAATCTACCCTTCGCTTTCTTTGTAGTTGAGCCAGATACACTAAACCCAGTACCGCCGTTTGGATATGGGGAGTAAGCCATGTCAGCCTCATCAACAGACTTACCCTGAAGCGGAACATAGTTTTCAAACATCTGCTCAAACGCATCAATCGTTTCCTGGGACTCAAGTCCGAGCTCAACCATTGAGTCTCTTGTGTCTTGCAAGATGCCCCTAACGATTGAAGCAGATTCCTCCAGCTGTCGCTTTCTGGCATCTGGAATGGCGTTAAGCATACCCTGAGCATCAAGGTCGCTAATACCGCTACCCATCTGATTTTTTCCGTCTGTACGCTCACGAATAACAGCGTTTCGCTCTTGCGCATGAAGCGCGTACATGTATTGGTCAAGATCATCAATGGTGAGGCCGTTTTTCTTTAGGCTGTCTGTAATCCTTTGCGTCGATCTGTCAAGACCTTCGAGGTCATTCGCTGCCTTACCATACAGAAGTTCCTCGGCCATGCGGAAATCTTGCTCCCTCCTTACTTGCCCTCCTTGAGAGGCAGCTACGTCTTCCTGAAGCTTGAACACCCTTCTGTATTTGTCCTGTAGCCTAGTCAGCCAAACGTCAGTAAAGTCTTCTGCCGCTGACTGCTCTCGCATTTGCCATGTGGCTCCACCTAAATCACCGAAGTTATTTCTGTTGTTTGCCTTGGAGAACATAGCCATACGCATGTCGATGGGAGGCGTGTCCACCTCATACCAACTATTACCGATCTCGTCTCTGACGAGTGTAGACTCAAGACCGATAGATCTCAATGTCTTTGGCAAGCTTCTGTATCTCTTTCTGAGTGGAGCCTGTTTCTGCACTTCCTCGTCCAGAATCGCCTCACCCATTTCTCCATCGAACATACGATCAACGCCGAACTCCTCGCTCATGTACTCGTTGAGCTCCACATCACTTGCGTCCCACCATTGAATATCAGCGGCTGTCTTTTCGGTGGGGAATCTAACTACCCTATCGCCGTTTTCCTGAGCTCTTTTTATAATATGTCTAATGGTCTGCTTTTCCCAAGAATCCTTGGCGGAAGGTATACCCTCTTTTTTCTCTTCTTTCTCTTTGTTTCTGTACTTTTCTACAGCTTCAACAGCCCCGTCGTAAGCCTTCATCCGCTCCTCTGGAGTCATGTCTATAAGCTCTTCACCTAAAGCGATATCAGAAACGGTATCAGCCATATAGTCAATGCTGATAACCAAGTCTTTGGAGAAGTTTCCAAGATTGTTTTTCTCCCCTGGTTGTACGTATGGATACTTATTGAAGTGATCGTTTATGATCTTATCAATCTGCTTTTCAGTAGAGTCAATCGGAGCCTTTAGGTTAGACAGCGCGTACTGTCTAAGCAAAATTCTAAATGCCCTTACATTAAAGTTTGGGTCGTTAGCTAATGCGTTGCTCAGCAGACTCCCCATGTTGGGAGCATCATCAAGCCTGCCTTCTGGGACTATCTCGACCTGTTTGAGAACGTCATCCCACCAATCTGGATTTATGGCATTGTCTCTCCCCCCAGCGGCAACCAATAACAAGGTTCTATATTGGTCGTAATTTTCTAAGATGTACTTCAGGAAAGGAAGATTCTGAACGGTAACATCGATCTCATCAGAGCCGTAGTTCTCAATGACTGCCTCCTCAGTCATGCTGCCGTCATAGGCTCGATCCAACCCCTTTTGATACGTGTCTGACTGAATCTCAGATACATACAACACTCCTGGTTGATTTGGGTCAGAAAATATTCTCACATGAGCGTGAACAGGAAAATCAAAGTGTTCTTCGAATATTCCTGGAGTGCCATATATGTTGTCGTCTCCAACAAAGGGGATGGTAGTAGCCTCAAGTCTTCTGTATTTCCTTCCGTAGATTCTATCTAACCCATAATCTGCGTGAGACCTTTGCTCTTCTAGGGGTTGCAACATCTTGTTCTCAAGGTGCTGTTCAAACTCTTCCTTAGATATAAACTGTGCACCTGGGTATTTAGATATAAGATCCTGAAGAACAGCTTGCTCAGCTTTAGACGATTTACCCATAACCTGAAGCACCTGGTTGACAGAAACCCCCTTCCTACCTGCTTTTTCTGTAAGGGTAATAGACCTCCTCGTGGCAGCTTTTGAGAACTTAACGTTGTTTTTTACATGAGCTCTTACAGTAGAAGAAACGTTAGCCTCAATTGCATATCCAGCCTCCTTCAACCTTTTTTCTAGTCTCTCAAGCTTTTTTCTAATCTGTGGCTTGGCGCTGGGGCTAGCATTTTTAAGCTTTTCTAGCTGATCCTTTATCTCATCGACTAAGGCTTTGTTTCCATCGTCATCAAAAATAACCTCTGACAGGCCAGTCTTATCTTTGGCTCCATCAAAATCAAGAGACACCTTTTCATCTAGATATACGACTTCATCGAGCCCGCCTATATAGTACTTGAAATCAGATCCTTCAACATCCTCTCTAACTGCTTTTCTTTCAGGACCAACGAAAAGCTTATTAAGGTCTATAACAACAGCCGCCAATGCTGTTCCAGCTTTTGTGCTGCTGTTAAACAGCTCAGTAGAATAAACCTCTTGATAATACTTATCGATCGCTGGCTGAAGCTGAGTCCCCTTCGATGGCCTTATGAATGGGTATTTTGAAAAAATAGCTGGTCTCTTACCAGTGCCCTTAGTGGAAAGAAACATTCTCAGGCTGCCGCCAGTCCCAGATACAAAATCATCCTTCTCATGAAAGGCCCCCTCTCGGTCAGCAGCCCAATACATAAATGCCTTGACGCTTTCTAAGCTGTTGTAATCAATCGGCTTTCCATACTCCTCAACTAAGTTAGTTCTATCGCTTCTTTTTCCTGTCCACTCAGAATCTATAGATCGCTTCAGGTCATCTAAAACAGCCTGTGTAAACTCGCTATTGTTTTCAACCTCAACGCCCTTAAAAATAATATCTACGATGCCCTTAAACACTGAGCTTCTTCCTGGAAGACTCCTCAAGCTATTCTGATGCAAATAGACAGTAACCTTTCCCCCATCGGCCTCAAGCTGTTTTTTTGTTTGCATCACGGCTTCAAACTCTTCCTTGAAGACCTCGCCGCTTGTTAGCCTCTTGTACCTGCTCTCTGCCTCATATGTGTTTCTTCTTTTCTTCTTTTGTGTGGCAATACCAATCCTTAATTTTCTTGCTTCATCCTCAATGTCATCTTGTATTAACTGCTTTAACTCTCCCTCTGTAGAGGTGAGTATAAAGTCTAAATACTTGAGTCTACCCAGGTCCACTTCTCTGTGTCTTTCTGATGCGTGAGAAATAGAAAGACCCCTTTCAACCATGGATAGAACCTCCTCTACTCCTCCGCTTACCTCAAACTCAATAAAGTCATTATCACCATACGTAAGTCTAACCGTCCCTTTCCCTGCAACGTCGTACTTCAAGCTCATTGAAGTAGACGGAAGCTGAGATGGCTTAGCTATACGGACACCATTGAACCTACCATCTTCGGAAATAGAAGATATCTTGTCTGCACCAACTGAGCTAGTAGAGAATTTAACGTTTGGGCCGATCGATTCACCTGGCTCTCCGTCTTCGTTCACCCGATCCAGACCGCTCATAGAGTAAATCTCTGAGTGTTCAAAAGGATCAATAACGCCCTGGTCGCCCTTGAGTTCGTTTAGCTCTTCAGGTGAAATACCAGAATCGATAAGCGCCTGTAGATTCGCCTTTTGAATTACAAGGTCTTCAAACTCTTGCGCTGGATCTCTTGACGTAGACCCCATCGTAAGACGATCATCAATAGGTGGGATAAAGTTTGGCAAAGACGTGTACATATCCATGCCAGAATCTCTCCACAACTGTGCAGTTTCGTTTCTTAGCTCATACAGCTGCTGTTTAATCTCCTTCTCAACTTCCCTTGCTGCCTGAGCTCTCTCGGCTCTAAGCTGACCAAATGATTTAATTCTGTCTATTTTTACTTTGTTGCCCTGCTTATCTCTCTTGGGCTTGGGTGGCTTTACGTCATAACGCTTGCCGTCCTTAATGAAGTGAACGTTTGTAATGACTCCAGGGAACTCCTGGTTGCCAGTCATCTTATTGTACCAGTTCCTGTAGTGGAAATAATCCTTTACTGTAATTTTCTGAGGGACAGCAGGCGGCTTGTCAGCCCACTCTACGTACTCAACTCCGTACTGCCTGTCAAAATCGTAGTACAAGGTAGTGTCCACCAGGTAGTTGAAGTCTCCCTTGGATCGCCTAGACATCTTAACCGATGGAGACCTTGACCCGTCAGGGGAGTAGTCCACAACATCTCCGTCCAGCGCTCTAGACATAACTCTTGCAAAGCCTCTTAGGTCAGTTTCAGTATTAATGATGTTTCGTCCTGCGAACCTATTGATAAGGTCAGCAATTCTCTGCCAGATATTTCTGTAAGAGTTAGGAGTATTTAAGTAGCTTCTTACAAACCCAGCAAGCAGCTCCTCCTCAAACGTAGCCTTATCTCTTTTCTCTTGTGGTGTTCTTGCTGGAACCTTATCAAGTATTGTTTTGATATCCTGACCAGTAAGAGTTCGAGATTGAATCCTTGAAAGCAAAGCGACATCACCTTCAAAGGCCGCCTTAATTCCTTCTACTCCTGAAGGGAAATAATCGATAACCCTATCACTCAGAATCCTCTTCAGATCTAAGCTCATATCCACAAACTTGACAAGCTGTGAAATAAACTTACCCCTAACTGTATCGTTAGAGAGGATAGACTCCATCCCGTAATGATACGCTACCTCTTCTGTGACAAGATTTATTACGCTATCGATGTCTCCAGTAAATCCTTGATCAGTTCTAAGCTGTTCCCTTACCTGTGGGTTAGTTACATCGAGCATATGAATCTGCCCGTTGTGATACCAACCAAATGTAGCGGTACCAATCTTCATAGCTCTACCCCCATTAACCCCCCGAACAGCCTTATTAAGCGATCCTAACGAGTTGTGGATATAGATTCTGGCGTTTGGAAGCTTGTCCTTAAACTTAGCGAATGCTTTATTGAGAACGTTGTTCAATAAGTTTCTGAATTCCGTGGGCACCTGGCTCATGGATTCGTCAGTAAGATTCTTAGGGTCGAGCTCAATAGAGTCGTCTTGCTCCTCTACATCTAGTGTAAATACTGGTCGAGGTTTCTTGTTGGCTTTTCTTTCCGCAGCGTTATACTTAGCCACCTTCCTTTCGAGTTCTCCCTGCTCCTTCTTTAATCGCTTCAGCTCAGCTCTTTCGTCTACGCTCATAGCAGACGGGCCGCCGACGGACCCGTCAGCACCTACAGCGTTCTGATATTTAGTTGCAAGCTGACTGATCCTTCTGTTGACAGTCTTTAGCCTGTCACGAGACTGAGATAAAAGCTGCCCAATCATAGTGGCTGACATACGATCAAGAGGGATAGAGCCGTCTTCGGCATCCTCTGTCTCGTCATACTCTGAAAGACGATCAGCCTCAGATGTAGACGCACCTTTCTTTGCAGATGCATTTGCTTCTTGCTCCTCTCTAGAAACGTTTTCTGAGTTAGCTTCTGTTTCGTTGCCATCTGCCGCCTCAGCAGTCGCTTCTGGGGAAACAGGCTGATCCTTTGCTCTAGATGCTATTTCATCTAGCTTAGATTGAAGCGCATCAATCTCTGACTTAGCAGCTTTTGATTCTTGTTTATTGCTGAGTTCAACTACAGTTTCAATGTAATCTTGGGCGTCCTGTGTTGAAAGCCTAACAAGTATGCCCTGGTTGTCTCGGACAGCAGCTGCTCTTTGTCTCAGCGGCTCTGTCTTCTTGTTAAACAGATTCGACAGGTTGTCGTCTCTCTTTACCTCAAGCTTCATGGACATTAACTCCTGCGGGGTAGATTCCTCTACCAACCTGTAAGCCATCTTGCTTGAAATCCTTGCGCCTCCTTGCCTGTAGCTTGGAGCAGTCAAGAGCCCCTTGGTAATTGTAACTGGAGCAGTGCCGAGCCCGCCAACAGCTTCCATGATTACGTCTGAAGCCGTGTAGTCTTGACCCGCAGCCAAACTACCAGCAATCTCACCAAGACCCCCACCTACAGCCTCACCAGTTAAACCAACACCAACACCCACAGCAGCAGCTGGTAAAGCGCCCACCCTTGAGGCTGTTCTTGAAAACGCTCTAGAAGCTCCCCCAGCGGCAAGCCCCTGGGTAATAAATTCTACCGAAGCAATAGTAACACCTCTAGTTGCAGCCCTTCTGGCCACATTGAACATGGCGTCTTGGTCGTTAAGGATAGTGCCTAAGTTTTCCTCATTGTATTCAAGTCCACGCTCGCTAAGCTCATCCATGACGAACTCAGCCACGGCAGCTTGCGCCTCAATCTTACCGCCTATAACCGAGCTTCCAAGCCTAAAGCCAGCGTATAGGCCCCCAAGCGCTCCACCTATGTTTCCGATTATTGGGATAGGGCTTCCAGCAAAAGCCCCTGCTAATCCTCCCGCAATGGTAGTGCCCGCAACAGTAGTTAAGTTCTGTGGGGTAAAGTAAGCGCCCTGACTCTGTGCGAATATCTCGCCTATAACACCCCTGCTAATCTCTCCCTCTTCGTGATACGTGTCTAGAAGCGCCTTAAATCCAGCGAAGTAATCTTGATACCAAGCAGCTTCCTCTTCTCCTCCATACTCTTTGATTCTTTCAGCATACCTCTCATTGAATCTCTCTAGCTCTGGCGTCATAGACTGACCTTGAGCCGCAGCGTTAAGATCCATAAACTCCCTCACTTCTTGAGCGTCAACCTCTTCGCCAACGAAGCCTTGACCGACGATGCCGCTCATCTCCTCAAACTTCTTCTGGGCCTCTTTACCCTGAAGCCCTATATCCCAAAGAGACCCCCAAAAACCTTGGTCTTCCTTAAATACAGCATTGGCCTGCTCGACATAAGGGACTGATTGATAGAACGATGGATTGAGGTCTCTCACGCGGGTCATTGCCGACGTGTAGTCCTCGCCAGATACACCTTTAGCCCTTAAGTAATTATCAGCGTCTATCTCATTGAGTTGAGAAGCTTGGTTTATAAAAAAGTTTAAGTCCTTTTCTTCCATATGTCTTCTAGATTAGTTTAGGGCTAAGTCTGAAGACAAAGGTAATAAACCAGCGTTTGACAGTATGTTGTAGTTTTGGCCTGACTCGACCTTTACGATAGCTTGCATAAGCAGTTTCAGCGGCACCTGATTGGCTGGAGTCGATGGAGAGATCTCTGGATACCCCATGGATTTAGCGAAGTCAGCTATTGATCTAGCATAAGCTGATGGATCGTTTTCTATGAAAGGTGCATAAACAGATATGATGTCATACATTGTTACTTCGTCTGGAGTTTTCGCACCAGACGGAAGAGTACCAGCAGCTATCTTCTTGCCAACCTCACCCCTTCCTTCTCTTTTAATCTTGAGATCTTTTTCAAGGGCGTCTAATCCTTCCTGCGGGGTATCGAATACTCGGAAAGGAGAGTTGTCTTTAGGGTTTATGTATACGGGTCCATCATAACCTTCAAAAGGTCTCAAATTGCCAGGATTGTTAGTGAGGATAGCTACACCACCACCTGCATCATAAGCAGCTCTTTGCTCTTCAGTAAGCCTAGCCCTCAACTCATCTCTAGTGGGCTCATTAGATGGTCTAGAAACCTCATCCTGTGCCTGCATATCTGCCATGCCAGGAGACATACCCTCTGGGTTCAACAAGTACCTAATTGTGTCTTCTGCGGCTTGCCTTATAATATCTCTCTGACGACTTTCAGCCGTCTGATAATCCCCAGGAGTTAAGAAATCCACGACGCTCGCAACACCACTTCTAATCCCTCTGCCCAAAGCTCCTAGGGCTCCCTGACTTGGATTTACCTCTGGTTCCCTGTAGCCTAAATCTCTCAACCTCTGTTCAAAGTAAGGGCTGTTACGAACCTCTTCAGGAAGGTCATCTATATTCAATGAGCTGGCATCTGAAAGATACCCAAATCCTTGGTCTTGTGAGCGATTTTCAGGAAGAAATGCAGCTAGCTCTTCTCTTCGCTGAGCCTCTTGTTGCTCTACCCGCTCAGTCTCTCTTCTCTCTTCTTGATCCCTTTGATCAGCCTCTTGTTGCGGCCTTGCTTTAGCAGCTTCAAATCTTTGCTTTATCCTGTTTCTTCTGGATGAGATTGCTGAAGCCTCTGATTGATTAATCATCTGAGAGTATAGATCAGAGCCTACATAATTCAATAAGGAAGCGTGCAAGCCAGGATCGCTAGAGGCACTAATTTTTCTAACCGATCTTGTTACCTCTTCTGGGTAATCAAAACCTGGAATTTCTTCCTCTCCCTCTGGGATAACAGGAGATAATGTCTCTATCTCGATATAGAAATTACCGAGTTGATCTACATTCAAAGCTGTTATTTGCTCTTCTTCTAGGAGTTCAGTAGTGAAATCGTCGGTGATAGGTTCGGTTAAGTTCAGCAAAGCATTAAAACCAGTGTTCTCCACATTGTTTTCTAAACCCTGCCCCTCAAGGGCTAACAGCAGGTTGCCCGCCTCGTCACCAACAGCAGCAGAAATATCCTCAGCGGTAGTTAGTTCTGTCTGACCCTCTATAAAATCAGGGCTTCCTTGGCCCGTAACGCCACCGCTAAATATTTCTTCGGCCCTACTTACAACTACCTCCCCAAATCTGTCTTGCCAGGCCTTTCCTGCGTCTGCCACGTAAGCATCAATAGCTCTTTGAACAAGCTCTGGTTGTCGCATAAGCTCATCTAAATCCATTTGAGCCCTAGATTCGTCTTCAGCTTTTATAGCCGCCAAATACAAGTTAGCGATTCTGCGTTGCATTTTTGGGTCAGACATTATCTGTCTTCTGGTCCAATTCATCGCTGCATCAGCGCTAATGTGGTCATCCTTAAAGGCCTCTGACTTAGAGTCGTAGTACTCGTAGCCACTGAGTATGGACAGATTGTCTACTAACTGAGGCATAAATGGATTGTCCACCCTGCCCCTGTCGCTGAGCATGGGGATACCCTGCTCGTTGTACTGAAGTTGTCTAGACTGATCTAGAGATCTATATGCATCTTCGTAAGACTGCCTGGTTCTGCTGTCAATAAAATCCCCGTATGGATTTTCTCCAGATTGCTCTCTTAAAATGCGACCCTGAAAAGTACCTGCCTGAGCCCCACCAGAAGCAGTACCAAAGTTTTGTGTTTTGTATGCCTCTGAGCTATCGATAAAAGAAGAAAGCTGGTTTGCCATTTGAGCAAACTGTATCATACCCTCCGAGCTTCTAGTAAAGTCATCTATATTATCAGTAAGCCATTGGGCATACTGTTGAGCCTCAGAGTAGTCGCCACCAAACATGGTGGACTGATCAGCTACTTCTACGAGCTGAGCCAGCTTGAAGGCGTTAGCCTCTCTTTCTTTTTTTTTAGTTTGTACTAAAGCCTGCTCTTCTCTAAAACCTTTAAAGAAATCTGGGACAGTAGTATCGCCTATGTTATAACTAAAAGGATTATCGCTCATTTCTCTCCCTCATTGCGAACTCACGCATAAGCTTGCGGAAGTACGGTGATTCTTTTGCGGTCTTCTTCTGCTGCTCTGGGTTGAGCACAGCTTCACCTCCAGTCATCTCTCCAATCTTTGCTCCGTCTTGCATAATATCGATAGGGTTGGACTTGTGAGAGAACTCACCTGGAGTCATCATACCTCCTCTTTTAAGCCCATACATCCCACCTCCAGACCCAGAGCCAAAGGTTGGTGTAGGTAGACCAGTAACCTGAGTCCCCATATTTAACATATCGTCAGACATTACAGGGTTTGGGTTGATTTGATTAGGGTCAATTTGAATGCCTGGCTCTGCCCTAAAGTCTGCCCCAGTTAGCTGCGGTGCACCAGCAGTTTTGAACGCCTCAGCAATATCGCCTGCACTACCTAAAAGACCACCAGCAAGGTCTGCGATACCTGCAATCCTCTGAGCCTTCAAAGCCCTGTTTCTTGCGTCTGCGCCTCTTAGTGCCTGGAACTCAGCAGCTGTAAGCTGTTGCTGGAGAGCAACGTTCTTGTCCTGCACCGCTTGCTCTTGAGCACCAAAAGCAGCCAAAGCGTCTTGCAATCTTTTCTGACTGCTAGCCTCAATTCCCATCCTGGTTTGGGCTGCCTGTCTATTTACAGCGCCAAGACCGCCGAGCAAAGCTTTTGCTCCGCCAGATTTTAAAGCGCCTATATTAGAAGCCTCTTGTTCCGCAGCGATCTGTCTTTGTAAATCAGCAGCTGGATCTTGCCTGGCTAAATTTAGATATTCTTTAAAGGCACTCCCCACAGAAAACTGAGGCAAGTCTTTTCCTAACTTATCGAATTGGCTCTTAACCCTGCTCTTGTCTACTTGCGCGGCTTTGTTTGCTGCCCTGCCGCCAATAAATTTAGCAAGCTGCGGACCAAGTATGGTTATTAAACTGATAGGGTCTACAGCCAAAGAAAGGCCTGGGTAATCGAAGAAGAATATTTCTTTTATAAAATCAATCATGTTCTTGCAAATATAGTTATTCTCGGCCTAACGGGTGATGACGTTTAGAATCGCTAACGTGAGTGTTAATGCAGTATAGCTCTTGCACCGACGAAGAAGAAGAGCTAGAAGGCAGAGTCAACTTGATTGTAGAGAAGTTCCCCCTGATGACATCTTCTGTTGTTTTGGACTGAGTTTCGGTTATCCTTACAAAACAGTTTCCAGCTATTCCAACTACAGGAGAGTCTAAGACCACCGTAAACCCATTCGCTCCAGCAGAAAAAGAAGCTACGCTTATAGATTTTTCAGCGCTTGTAGCGTCTACAAACAGGGTGAGAGATCCATCAAACAAGAACGGAAGTCTGTCTATTCTGGCGTTGGTGACCAAGAACGTTTGGTTATCACCAGACGGATTAGTAAAGTTCCCCACGTACACGTCCCTCTTGTTGGTACCGTAGTTCCCCGAAGAGCCATTGTGTCTCGGCATTGAGGCATAGTAGTTGCCTTCTTTTTCAGTCCAAGAAGTTATTGGTCCAGCCGTTTGACCAAGGTTTGTGGTTATGTCAGACGTGCCAGACACCTCCCAGTTGCCATCGCTGCCCTCATATGATATAGCATTGAATACTTTAACGTTAGATGGCGACAGCTTAGAAACTACTTTTACTATAGATGGCTGTGCCGACTCGCCATGAAAAGTATTGTACGCAGACGTGTTATCGTGTTTGTAGAATATAGTATCATCATCTGAGGTAACCGCTTTATATTTAGCGGTGTACAGCATATTGTTTTGATTACTATACAGGTCAGGAAGAAAGCTATACCTGCTTTGCCAAACACCTCTAGCGGCATCATAACCGACTGTGCTTTCGCTGCTACCCCTTCTTGTTAGATAGTATACGCTGTCCCTGGGATCATACCCGCTCACGTACTTCGTGGCTCCACTAGCAAAAAACGTCTCAAAGAAAGAAGACATGTTTTTTTCTGAGATAGGCACGAGCTGACCACCAGTCAGAGATAAAACAGATTGACGTGACTCGTCAACGAAGTATACATTATTGTCTTGTATGATAACAGCTTCTGGGTGCCCGCTACTTCCATAGTCCCCAGATGAATACCTATGTTGTTCCAGCACGTCTGTAGAGACTGCTACATTTGCACTTCCGCTAGCAAACTCAATTATATTTTTGTTTACTGGAATAAGCGCAAGCTTATTCTCTTGGAGGGCAACTATATCTTCGTTATAGTTACCTATATAATCAATCGCTCCAAACTTAGCATCTAAAGATGAAAAATTCGAAAGCGAAGGATTAAACGAAGAGAAAGATAGGTTTGAAACATCCTCTACATAAGCATCACTATACGTCAAACCATTTAGCCTGACTATTTCCTTAGACTTTTTAAATGGAACATGAGCTCTTCCCTGGCTCCAGATCCTTGAGTTAAACCTATCAGAAAGGGTGTTGCTTTCTATAAACAGAGTTTGATATCCGTAAGAGTCATAGAAATCTCTAGCCTCCCAAGCAGAAAACGTGCTTGAGGTTGCAGTTTCAAGATCAGTTTCTATATCGTTGTCAAGAACTTGAACTCCTCCTCCTGGGCTAGAGCCAGCATGCAGGGCAGTCTTACAGGCTACTGGCCTCAGCCAAGAATCGCCATTCGTCACAGTAATAGAAGCCCCATGCTGATTGACGCTACCTGATTTTCTAGCCCCGCATCTGTCGCCATGGCCTATCTCGTAGTACACCTTTTCAGAAGTAGTTTTCTTAGGGGTGTATATCTCAACAAGGGTTTCTTTGCCCCAGTGATTAATAGCGTTAGTTCCAATAGTAGTGTTCGATCCAGTAGTCAAATCAAAACCGCTTACATCTCCCCAGTCAAACCCAGTATATCTTACGGCAGTGCCACTACTGTTTGTTTCTCCACCGTTAATTCTTGAAGCCTCAAGGACCAAAAAGCTGCCAGTGTATTTATCGTCAGCAGCGCTACCACTTTCCCTCACTATTTGAATTGGAGTGGTAGTATCGGTTGGGGATGTGCCTTTGGAAAGAGTAACCACATCGACAACTTCAAACTCAATCTGAGAATTATCATTAGCCTCTGGGTACAAAGTTGACGAATTGTCGTCTGCTCTACGGCTGATAAGTCTTAGCCTGTCGCCTTTAGTAAATGAATAATTTCTAGATACGTTTTTCTCTTCCCTGTAGCTTTCCAAAGTGGTTAAAGAAACATACAGCCTTTTGTTCTGTACGTCTGTACGGTGTTTTGGAGTACTAGCGCCATCATCTAACTCCAAAGTAGCCACATAAGCTGGTCCAGTAGTATACTGAACGTAATCGTCTATACTGTCTGGGCCTGCATAAACGATCTGATATCTTTCTGCCCAGCTAGGGGGGTTGTGGTTAAAGGTTATCTTTACTGATGCTGGTCCAAAGTCCGACAAACTAGAATTACTTCTTTCATTTACTGTCTTTACATAGCAAGACCCTAGCTCATTAACAAAACCAGATCTATTAAACTCATCATAGTAAACTATGCCAAAGCTGTGCGTGCTGCCTGATTTAAAAGTAGGTTTAGCTTGGATTGCGTTTGCAGAAGCAGATTGTGCGCTCACAAAAGTTGAACCTACGGTATAACCGAGAGTCCCCGTGTCGCTTTCAGCGCCAAGAATATCAGCCTCTTGCTCGTGGCTCATATTAAAAGACAAGGTATAAGAAGAAAACCCACTGCTTATAGCGTCTACACTAAATACAGCGCTAGATTTTTCTACCTGAATAAGCTTGGGGTTGATTCTAAATCCTGATACCCCAGTGGCTGGTGTAAGAGTTGTAGTATTGCCGAAATCAAAAGTAGCATTTACATTTCCGTCTAGATCCAAACCAGTCCAAGAAGAAAAATTTGGGCTGAGCGAGCTGTCAACACCGCTGTCCACAGTAAACTGCTCGTCGGTTATTGTATACAGATAATCAATGGTTTTGCCATTCATAAGTTCTTCAAGAGCAGCCCCTATATCTTCTATGTCTTGGTCTTGGGGAACTATATAGGTAATTGAAATGCCGTCTTGATCCGAAGAACTTTGATGAACGAGAGACACGCTATCGCTAGACTTCAACACTATCCCAGGGTCTACAATATTAAGAGATGGACTAGTATTATGATTAGCTATCATAGTTCCCTCTACTCTAAAGACGCCTCCACCTGTAGTTCCAGCGTCAACCACTATGTTTTTGCCAGGACCTCCCCAGTTGAAACTAAGTTTTATGATCGTGCCAGCGGGGACAATCGTGTCCTTGTCTGCCTGTGTTGATCCGCTTTCTAAACCGTCAAATGCAGTCCCTCCAAGAAGATTTATATCTATAGAAGGCGTGGTGGATGTTGACTGAGTTATAACACTTGTGGCCTGACCAGAGGCTATAAACTGCTCATCCTTGTCGGTAAGTGGAGAATACTGAACTGTAAGGGTTACGTCAGTAACCACATTGTCGAAACCCTCTTTGTAATTAGAGTACACGACTCTATTTCCAGCTATAGCCTGTCCCTTTGCGGTCAGAGGAACGTTGTCATATAATTTGTTTACCGTCTGAGTAGGGACAGTTTCCCCTAGAGTGTTGTTGTAAAATCTGTAGGTTTCTGTGGTCGGACTGTAAACCGTAACTGAATTACCAGCTATGTGCCTAGTTACAGTTGTTGTTGGGTCAAACTGATCAACGACAAAGAATGATCCAGTATTTCCTATCCTAGCCAACAGCCTAACTTCTTTCAGGTCTGGAAGAGTAGGATCTAGTTGGATGTTTACTAAACATACGTTATCAATAAATGGGTTGGTTGCAAAACCACTTGTCTCCATGGTGTTCAAAAACAAAACCTTGGAAACAGCTATTTCAGAGTATGGAGAGATCGCAGATTCTTCGCCGTCTTGAAAGATGTTTTGAGTAGCAAACTGAAAAGTGTCCTCGTTAAAGTTGTTCTGGAGAACGTTTGTATCTGATTCAAAAGAAACAAGAGGGAACTTATTATTTGCTGCTTTGATAGCAGATATGTGCTCTACAAAATTAGAACCTGTAAACTGATCATAATCGCCAGCTATAGCTCTATCTACGTTAATCTTTCTAGGACCATTCTGGTTGTCTGTTACGCTGCTAGATCCACCTCCGTCAGTAAAATAAAGAATGGTGTTTATACTACCGTCTAGGTTTATATTGACAACATCTGCCTTTATAAAACCGTTGGGATCAAAGTTTAAATTGCTGCTTTCAAGTATGGTCCTATAGGAGTTAGCCGCTAGGGTTCCGTTAGTAGTAGACTTTGTATTATACTGATATATCGTATCGCCAGTTCCAGAAGAGCTAACAGCAAAGTAGTATATAAAACCTCTTTGAGGGTCGGACACCTGACCAATAACCACCTTACTGTTAAAAATCTGTGAGTCAGAAACAGCAGTAGCGGCTGTCGTTCCCTTGACATTTTTGATTACACCCTCGGTACCATCTCCATCCTCAGATATGGAGACGTTGAGGGCGTCCGTCATGGCGCCCTCTTTCAACAAACGCTCATCCTCATCACTGACAAGGAAGCGTGGTATGATCTTATCAATAGGCATTAGAACTTAGGTGCTTGCTTGTAGTTCTTCCTAATCGTCCTCAAGGCGTCCTCCTTAGTGAACGACTTAATTCTGGAGTTGGCTTTTCTCCTCTCGTTATAGTATTCCTGTCTAGCTCTCTGCTTCTCTCCCATAGGCACAGAGGCTTTACGCTCAATAATCTTGTAGTACATATACGCCATAAGAGCCTCTTCTGCGTATACATTGACAGAAGGGTTTTTAGACCTGGCCTCATCAGCTACATACTCTATAACTACCTCGGACACGTTAGAAGCTGTGTCTATCTCAATTCTGTTTTGGTCCAGATTCACCCTGAACTGACCGTTTCTGTGTCCCCCTCCGATCCCGTACAGAGCATTAGCCGCTCCATAAACATAGTTTCTAAAGATGAAAGAGTTAAATCCTTGGGAGAGACTATCAGAATTCGATGACGATCCAGACGTAGCGGACTTAGAATCAATTCGATCGTTCACGCCGTCGCCGTCTGAGTCAGCCGCTGAAGCTGCATTGTCTACAGCCGTTCCAGTAGCATCAGCGTAAGACTGAGAGTAGTTTATATTTTTGTTTTCGCCCAATACATAGATGATGCCATCGGTACCCACAGAGCCTATCTTGCTCCAGTCTACATAATCATCAGGCAACTCGACGGTATTGTTGGTAGAGTCAACCTTCAGCTTAAGTGACTTTATTTTTTTAGATACATCAAAACCAAGCTCACGAATACCTCTAAGCGCGTGAGTTCTAATCTGTGTGTCAGAAGCATTGCCAGCGTAGTCATCATCAGCAATAGTGATGATGAAGTCGTTGATGATTTGATTTAGTGGTACTGTATTTCTAGCCATTAGAATGTCTCTGCTTGTTTCCTACTAGTCACCTCTGAGTTAGCGTAGGCAACCACGTCTGCGTCTCTTAAGTTGATTCCAATCATCTTTGCTATCTCATAGATAAGATCAGCTGTGTAATGCTCTGGCAGTTCAAAATCTATCAACGTGCCAGAAGGGGCAAACTTGGGTTGACTAGAATTCCTTTCTCCGTCAGATGTATTTCTTCCTTGAGGGATTTTATAGTAACGAACTTCAATCTTAGTTACAGAAGTAGGGAATACATGAATGTCGTCTGACACAAGCGCTATAGGAAAATCATCTGTAGGTGCGCTAAGGGTGCTGATTAGGATGCGCTCAATTTTTTCTTCGTCGTAACAAATCTCGATTGGCTTCTTAGTAGACTGGTCCAACAAGATACTTCCAGCCGTAGATATGCTTATGATTCTAGACAGGTCAGTAGGCTTGTCAAATACCCCACTGCTTTTAGATACCGTTTGCTTCTTTGAAAAAGAAGATAAATCCTCTTGTATTCTTTTGATTCTTGACTTATCCCTGTTGGGGTTAAAGCCAGCGCGAGACAGCCTCTTGGCATCCTTTAGTTCGTCAAAGAGACCGTTGTATATATTAAGTTGAGCTATCTGAGCGAACTTATTAAACTCAAGATCAGATACAAAGCCCTGCTGATCTTTGTTGGCTAAATCCAACAAGGTATCGTGTACGATTTGTATACTAGCTCCGTTTGCTTGTGCCATGCAACAAATATACGAAAAAGAAAAAGCCCCCTTGCGGGGGCTCTTCTAGCACTGAGGCGCAGATATTAGGATAGCTGTCTTTCGATTTCAGCGACGACAGGAGCCGCCGCATCTGTCAAGCAGTATCTAACAAAAACATCAACTGGGTCTTGACCAGCAGGCACCGATACGATGAGGCTGTTGGTATCAAACCACTTAACGGCATTGTCATCTGCCTTAATTAACTGATAGTTGATAGCCTGACGAACCATAGACTTCATAGATACCACTGGGTTGTCGAATGATTCAATAAACTGTTGAGGGGACTTCTTTGCTTTGATTAGCAAGTCGTGCTTTATTTCTGCTGCTGGTCTGTCTATATCCATACCGTAAGCTAAAGCTACAGAGCATAGCTGGTCTATGTCTTTGCTTCTAAGCAAGCTAATCGCGTCGTTAATCAAGAACTCAGAATCAACATCGATCTCTGCTTTCTTCACTTTGTCAACAAGCTCAAACAGGGAACCTCCGTTCGCCTTATTATCTGGGTGTATGCGTAAATACTCTTTCAGGTTGGGTTGAGACTTATTTACAAACAGCCTCCCCATGTTGAATATGATGGGGGTTTTTACAGATCTGTCTGATTGCTCGTCCCTCCATATAGAGTTTTCATTTTCGCAGTAACGAATCTCTCTGACCTTACCGACCTCTTCGTCATAAATCGTAATGCCACTTTGCATCAGCATCATAACGGCTCCAGCGTTGTACGCTACGAACTCTTGTATTCCGCTATACTTTTGATTCTCATTGCGCTTAACAGGCTTTCTCTTAGCCTGTTGCTTGGCTGCTGGTGCAGCTTTTTTTGGTCGCCCTGGAGGGCGCTTGGTTGTTTGATTCATAATGATATTGAATTAAATGTTTTTACAAGAGTAGTAAAAGAGAGGAGAGCTATTCTCTCCTCTCAGTTACCGATTTAGATTAAGCAAAAACTGGAGAGTTGGCGTTAGCACCAATAATATCCAAGTCAGTTGCTGATTGAAGTCCATCCTTTGTAAGCATTACAGAAGCAGCTTCGTTTGCAGCATTCAAAGTAAGAGTGTTTGAGCCTCTTCTGAAAATCACTGCGGCAGCGGCAGCATCTTCTGAGTTGCTGTTGAGGCTGGTAATGTCAACAAAGAAAATCAATCCCGCTGGGCCGATCAAGTCTACCGTGTATGTAGGTGCCGAATCTGCCCCTTGAGCATTGATCAAAACTGTTCTTGAGTCAACCTCAAAGTTTACAGTTTTTGCAGTTTCAGTTGCTACAATCTCAAGAGTCAAGGTAGCGCTTGCTGTTTCAGAAAGCAGGGGAAAAAGTTTATCCGCCATAATAATAAGTATTATGAACATCAAGAGAAAGCCCCGAAGGGCCTTCTCTGTCAGTTCAGGTTAATTACTTCAATACAACGTGCTGGTTAGCAGCGCGAGTAACGAGGTTACACTCAGAACGGTAGTTGAACTTAACAGTGTCCTTACCGTTTGTAACGTGACCAAGAACTCCACCGCCTTCTACCCAGTGCTCCATCTCTCTGCTGTAGTTTCCAGCAGACTTGAAGTTCATCTCCAAAGAAGGAGACTTAATACCAGTAGAAGCGTCAGCTACTTGCGTCATAGGAATCATAGCACCCTTATGGATTTCGTTGAGTCCACCCAAAGTAGGATCGTTCAACAACTTCCAATCGTGCTTGTGGAAAGTGTATCCACCGCGAGTGAACGACTTAAATCCGAGCTTTACAGCCAAGTCAGCGTCATTGTTGAATGCGCCGAACTGTCCAGCCAAACCAGCAGTCACCTGAGTAGCGATACCAGAAGCAAGCAAGTTATCGATATCCAAAGAAGTCTTTCTGTTCAGGTACATAGCGTACTCAGCAGGAGCTCCTTCTTTATCGAGCTGAATCAAGATATCGTCGATATCCTTCATGCTAGAGAATGTTCCGTGAGTTCCACCAGAGAGAGTAGAGATGATACCTCTTCTTTCTACAGCTTGGAAGTAACCCTCAGAACCTGGAATAGTTCCGCTTGCGTCTCCAGTAGCAGCTGTTTCAACACCGCCGAGAGCGATATCAGCTGCCGATGCTTCAGCTGGAGGACGTGTGCCAACAGCGTCAAGCTGAGAGTACAACAACATCATCTCACGCTGATTCATGAAGCGCTTACGAGCATCCATCTCGTTCTTCAAGTACCACATGTACTGTCCGTTTACGTTCAGGTAGCCGATGTTTGTAGCCTGAGAACCATTCACCTCGTAAGTTTCCTTCGTGATGATGTAAGGATTCTTACGCTTTACCAAACCGTTCTGATAGAACGTAGTTGGCTGGTCAGTACCCTGAGCGTAGATGTTACCGATGATTGCTGCGGTTCCACTCAATGAGGCGTCAAGCGCCTCGCCGTCAAGACGAACCACGTCAAGAGTATTAGTAGCCGTCTTAATAACAACTACTCTTTCTCCAGTAGCGAGCAACAACACGTCGTTCACACGGCAAGGCTCGCCAGTTACGGTCAACGTAGCGTTGGCAGCTGGAGAACCCACAGCGGCTGACGAGTTAGTGTAAGCAACAGTCTGGTGCAGACGACCCTCTTCGTAGTAATGTACTTCGTCAGCGGTGCCAGCGTTCTTTTTCGCTCCTGTCATTTCCAGGAAGCCAGTGATGCCCTGATCACCGAAAGTTTCAACATACAGATCTCTTACGTCGGGCTTCGTAGGATCGATTAAATCTCCCAAAGAAGTATAGTTCTGTGGGCTGGTTTGAAAGCCTCCGCCTACAAGTCCTTCACTTGATGTGGCGTCGTCTCTATTAGTAATGGAATTAGCCATAATATTTTCTTTTTATAAAAACTTATACAAATCCGAACCCTCCTTTATTCATCCCCATAGCCTCTCTTAATTGTTCGGTTAGGGGGTCGGGTCCGCTAGGTGCGCTTCCTTGACTTGGAGAAGTTGGGGTTGCGTTAGCCGCGTTCTGCACTACCGATCTCTGAGCGTCTGCCATGCCCTGTCTGTAAACAGACTGGATAATCTTATCGGCATTGTCGATCAAAGCTCTGTGCATGTTGAGCGTATCGTAATCCCAGCTTCCGTCTTCTCTCACGTATGGATCGAAGAACTCGTCAAGGCGAGCATTTTTCTCAGCGAGTTGACCCTTGTATGCTTCGTCCATACCGAAGGTAAAGCTGTTACCATTTCCGAGATCGAACTCAATCCCTTCCATAGAGTCTAGCTCCTCCGCCATAGCAGAAATCCAAGGCTCATCAATAAATGACTCCGACTCTACAGATTGTCGCTCTGGGGCTTGATATTGCAATCGCATTTCTTCAATACCCTTACGCGCATTCTCTGCGTCGATTTTCATTTGCAGTTGCGAAAGCTTCACCTCGTCTTCTGAGTTAAGATCTGGATCGAGCTTGTACTTGCTAGAGACCAACAATCCGATTTCTTCTTGAGAAAGGTTGGGGTAGTCAGATGCCATTTGCACCTGAATAGCAGTCATGTCATCCATTTCGGATGGGTTCATAGACTGATAAACAAACCAATCTCTTGGATCACGACCAGTGTTATCAACAAAGTCTGCGATCGCAGCGATTCTTTCGTCGAGCTCTCTTTGCTCCTGCTGTTGCACCGTCAAGTCATCGAGGGAATTGATGTCTCTTCCAAGCCTTTCGCTAAGGAAGTTAAAGACTGCTCCTTCGACTTCTTCTGGTGAATATTGTGGTTCTCCCACAGTCTCGTTTGACTGAGGTTCCGAACTAATTTCTTGTTGAACCTCTGGGGTAGCTTCTACCGTAGGCTGTTGATCTACGGCTGGGGCTTGAGGTTGTTGTACTGAAGCTATCTCTTCTTCGCTTACAAAGCTGAAGGACGGCTCTGGTGTGGAGACGGGAGCCTCTTGCTCTACCGCCTCTACGGGTTGTGTATTTTCTTCCATTAAATTAAAATTCGTTTATTACAGGTATGCAATAACGCCGCAGCCTGAAGTATTGGGAACCACAATACTGGTGTATTCACCTTCGATGGTTTGCCCTTCCTTTAGGATAAGATCGTAGCCATTGCTGTCTTGAGTTCCGTTAACAAAAAAGTTAGGGGAAGTAACGCCATAAGTTCCAGCACCTGTAACCGTAAACTTAAAAAAGCTTTTGCCTGTAGGGGCGTTTAGAGTAGTATTTTGAGCGCCTACGTGAACCTCACTCACACTGTTTGGATATGCCATTGCTATTCTTTTTGCAAATATATAATTATTTCTTCTTGCCTTTTCCAGCGCGGATCTTAGCGGCTTCCTTTCTACCAAACTCGCTCTTCACCCTAGCCATAGCCCAGGCATGCTGAGAAACCTTTGGTCTGTTTCCAGAAGACATGTACGCAGCTAGACCTCGACGATACACCTCTTTCTGTGCAGCGTCAAGACCAGCCATGCCTCCGCCTTTTTTCTTCTTCTTCTTGGCCTTCATTACATTCCTAGCATTTTCTTGGCCTTAGCTCTTTGTGCTGGGTCTTTCAACAAAGCCTCCATCAAGCTACCGCCGTCCTTGAACACCTTTCCGCCGTACATGTACTTAGGCATCTTACCGCCCTTACCCATCATCATAGGCTTCTTAATCATGCCGCCACCTGGCATCTTCTTCACTGGCTTCATCATGCCGCCAGCCATCATTTTCTTTTTACCGTGGTCCATAGTTTTATCTTTTAAAAGTTATATCTTATCTCGTTGAGCCATAAGCCTTTTGAGCCTAGCCGCTACAGCTGGAGGAAATCCTTTCTTCTTTCTTTTAGCTTTTGTCCCTCTATGCTTTTTATATATAGCGCTGATCTCAGCCATAAGCTTCTTTCTCTTCCCTACGTCAGCACTACCACGAGTATACTTCGGGTTGAACTTCATCCCCTTCTTCGCTTTGGGTACTTCACCTCTTTCCTTTTTTGAAATAGCGATAGCTGCTTGCTGCTTAAGGTTTCCACCGCTCTTGAAAGTAGCTGGTTCTGATAATTTTGGCCTAACTATATACCCTCTTTCATCCTGAGACAATATAATCTCTGGGTAATCCCTGCCCTCAACTAAATTACGAACAACTGATGTCTCCCCTGGTTTAACACCCATGGACTTGATAGCTTCAGCTACAAGCGCCTCTCGAAGAATGCTTTTAGCAAGATGCCTCTGCGGTGATCTTTCTTCCATAACAGGAAGATTCATATCGAAATTAATCTGTCGCTTTATGGGTTTTATTTTCTTCTTTCGTGCCATCACTTCTTCTTTGGGTGGTCAGCCATTTTGAACGTAGCCTTCTTCACGGCACCAGGGTGTGGTACGTAGTCGCCTTTCATAAGATAGTATCTACCTCCCTCTTCCATCCAGTGAAAGCCCTTCGGTGGATCAATAGACATCTTTCGGCTTGTTACGGTAAACTTCCCGCCCTTCTTGTACTTAGCTACTTTCATCACCACTTAGATTTGTTAGCCCAGTACGCTGCACTCATCTTGCCCTTTGCGATGTTGCGTCTGTGTCTAGCCTTGAAGCTGGCTCTCTTTTTCTTCATCTTGTCGCTCTCTCCAGCCTTTGGCTTGCCCGCTGTCTTGGCACCTTGCTGACCGTAACGTATAAGCTTTACTTTGTTTCCTTCTTTCGCTAACACTATGTGAGACTTCTTAGGGTGCTTCGGAGTTCTCTTGGGTTTGTTCACCCCAGATAACCCGTGCTTCTTAAGGAGGTTCTTGACTCTAGTATTAGACATCTGGCAAAGGTAATAAAAATAAAAAGTTATGGCTTGACGCCATATTCGCCAGCGGGAAGCGTGTAAGTAATTTCTCCTCCATTTACCATATCCAAGTAGGTGTATGTTTTTGGAGAAGACAATTCCATACTTTCATAAGTAGCTCGCCAGGTTGTTTCGTTAATTTTAATGCACTCGTCTAACGAAGATTCGTTGAACCCAAAAGAAAAGTTTGGACAATTATCGTCACTCCAGCTTTCCTCTAAATCAGACTCAGAGGTAATATTTACTGTGTATGTAGCCATTTTTATTGATATTGAGCGATTAACACTTCGGCGCTGTTTGAATCTGGTCTTATAATGGCAGCTTCTCCGTTTATCTGAGAGTCTATAAGTAAAGTTGGGCTTGTTATATATGCCCCGCTGGTACTATTAGGTGATATATTTCCCTCTCTTGTATACCCAACGTAATAGAGCTTGCCAGATCTTTTTATGATAAGATACTTGACTATGTATTGACCTCGTGCATAGTAGATGTCTTCAGCATCAGTCCAGGTACTCGTTCTCACAGCGTCTCCAGCCTTATGATCATCCTGGGTTCCGTCTCCACTCATGTAATATTGCCCATCACCCTGGTGGTAAAAATGACCACTAGAGTTAATCAGGTGTGAAGAGTAGTAGTTAGCGTAAAACTTAGTCCAATCGGTCTGAAGGGTACCGCCAACAGAACCAGTTTGAACCATGATGGTTTGATCAGAGGTTAAGTTTTGACCTAAAGGTTCGTTGCTGTCACATCTTCCGCAAGCAAAGGCCCTACCGCTTTGAATCGCAGTTGTGTGGTGATAGCTTGCGTCAACAAAAGAAAAATTATTGTTTGTAGCGCTAACGAGATTCGTAGCATCTACAGCAGTCCACGTAGTTGTGTTTCCTGACTGGGTGTTTTGTCCAGTCATTCCGTCGTTGTTTCGCCCAGCAGTGTAAAGCACGTTGCTTGACCCCTTAATAGCAGCAGTATGATTTTGACTGACAGATACGCTAACCCAGTCGCTATCTGTTCCTATTTGAGTCCAATTACCGTAAGACGAAGAGGTTGAACCATTTCCAAACTTTCCGTAACTGTTGTTGCCAATACCATAAAGCTTTCCAGAGTTTATAGCTAGTGCAGTAGAAGAACAGGCGGATACGTCTGTCCATCCCGTATCAGAGTCGCCAACCCCTGTAAGCTGAGTAAAGGTCCTCCGCGAGACACTCCCTGAGCCGCCCCAATAGCTGTTGGATGTAGCCATAATCCACATCTTTCCGTCTGTATCTATAATAAAAATTGCATACCCTCCAGCCGTCATTTTTGATACGGTTGGGGTAAATGGAGTAGCAGCTCTAGCGTGGATACCATTGACGTCTGAAGAGTAGTTTCTAACTATATCTGTCCCCAGGGTAAACCCAGTAACATCGTCGCCGCCGCTGTGCTTTCCGCTGGAGGCTGATTCGCTGTAGGGTTGCCTGTATGCCCCTCCCATCTGTATCAATCCAGACGTTGGCACTGTGGTGGTGTACGTTCCCGTCCCAGCCACAGGGTCAAAAGCTCCACCAGAGGCTGGAATATCCTGTCCGTTTATAGATGCAATGTTAGCCATGTCTATACCGTTTTTCTGATCTATGTCTGGCATTACGCAAGAGTGATAAAGTCATTAGAAGGATTAAACCAAATCTGTCCGTTCGTGCTATCAAGGCAATAGCCGACCACACGAACAATGTCTCCTGTGCCTGAAGGTGCGGTAGATGTGATATCACCTGCGGTGGTTGATACATATAGCTCATCCCCAACAGTCCCTGGATCGTGATCGAGTGTGTACATGCCACGCAGCAACATCCCATCTACATCAGGGTCAGTGCCTAGAGCGATAGCCAAGAGTACTCCACCAGCCGTCCCCGCAGCATCTGCATCCGCTGCAACCCAGGTACCACTTGAAGTATAGTAACAAAGCTCCCCTTGTGTAGTTGAGCCACTTCCAATCTTTACTATGTCGCCATTGCTGCTGTGATCGGTATTCGCAGTCTTTGCGAACAGCACATTCTTCCCATTGGTGTCTAGGTCCCCACCGAGCTGAGGGGTAGTGTCTTCAACCACATTTGAGATTCCACTACCACCGCCATCAACAAACTCAACAGCATTTCCTGCTGAGTTCACCTTTAAGAACTTGCTTGCTGTAAATGAGCTAGGCGTGTCGGTAAGACCCAAAAAGGTTGTCGATCCACTTCCTCCAGCAGAAGCAAAGCTTAAATTACCTCCCCCGTCAGTTTTAAGAAATTGTCCTGCACTGCCATCTGCGTCTGGCAATACAAATGTTACATCACTAGTAAGATTTGTTGAAGGACCCCTTAAGATGACGCCATTTGTTCCCCCCTGAGTGGGCTCATTAAACTTAACAAGCCCAGCGTTAAGACCGCCATCTGCTGTAATAAAGCTTCCATTTACTCGCAAGCCGTTGTTGAACTCAAACCTGTCATCGTTGGGATCATACTGCATTCGCAGATTACTCCCTGATTTGAAGGTCAAGAAGTTGCTGCCCATGTCGATGTTTCTGGTTCCGCTTAGGGTTTGGTCAGTGCTGCCAAGATTGGTGTCCGTCTGAGCAACCCAGTCTAAGTTTCCGCTACCGTCAGTCTTCAACACCTGGTTTGCGCTGCCATCTGTATTTGGAAGTGTCAACGTATACGAGGCTCCCGCTGAGTGGGGCGGACCTTTAATCACGATCCCATGGCTATTCTGCTCGCAGTTTAGAACAAACTGACCAGCACCTTTATCAGAGTTACCCTTGAATACAACCTTACCCGTGCCGTTGGGGTCTAAATCTATATCTCCGTTTGACGTTGTAACGATATCTTGACCGTTTACATCAAGGTTCCCACCAAGCTGTGGGCTTGTGTCCAAGACAATGTTGGTTCCTCCATCTGCTCCAGCAGGTCCAGTCGCGCCTGTAGCCCCTGTAGCCCCTGTAGGGCCTGTAGCTCCTGTAGGGCCTGTAGCTCCTGTAGGGCCTGTAGGGCCCGTGGCGCCCGTATCCCCTTTAGGGATAGAAAAATCAAACACAGCAGCAGAAGAGCTACCAGAATTAGTAACTGTTACCGAGCTGCCCGCGGAACCAGTAGAAACTGTGCCTACAGATATTGTAGCGGCGGAGCCAGCAGAGCCAGTTGGCCCTGTAGCTCCAGTGGGTCCCGTAGGGCCTGTAGCTCCAGTGGGTCCAGTGGCACCTGTAGGTCCAGTCGCACCTGTAGGTCCCGTAGGACCAGTTGCGCCTGTATCTCCTGTATCGCCCTTATCGCCCTTGATGCCTTTTTCAGTAACCGTTACAGAGCTAGAGGTTGGAGCTGTAACTGTTACCGAAGTGCTACCCGATGCTGCTGTAACTGTTATAGCCATATCACCTAGAAATATCTTCGTTTACAGTAAATGAACCTCTAAGAATAGTTGTGACAACATCACCTACTTTTTGCTGGATATCGTAACTAAATATACCGACAGGCAAATTTGCCATCGTATCAGCAGATGCAGTAACTTTTACAGTTCCGCTATCAGTAATGTCTGTAAACTCAAAGCCTGTGCTCAGCTTACCTTTTTGACTTTCGCTAAGTTGTTTTGCATTCGCCTGAGAAGTAGACAAGGTGCTAGATGCAATAACCTCTCTCTCAGAGACTCCAGACCTAGTTCTTTGAGCGGATGTTTTTACATCCATCAAAAACTCATAACCCAAAGTAGACAGCTGTAAAGCAGTGCCACTAGAGTCTTTTAAAGTCAAGGTAAGAGAAAACGTATCACCCCTTCTGCAAGTGATATCTAATTGTTCTGCTACATCTAAGTTTACGCTACTTGCCATATCAACCTAATAGTGTGTTTGTAATATCTGCTGGTATATCAGAACCCTCTGCTATTTCACCTCTCTTGCCTTGACGTTGAGATATAAGCTTGCTCTGCTTCTCCGCTTGCTTATCTATCCTTTCGTCCTTTCTGTTCTCCTTGAGAACTTCAATCTTTTCTTTAAACTCTTGATCGTCAGTCTTGAATCCAAGAGTCGCCTGAGCTTTAATTATCTCAATCTCTTTTCTAAACTGATGGCGTACCTGTTCGAGCTGCGACTCTAACTGAGTTTTAAGCTGCATCTTTTGAGCATCTATCTCTGCCTCCATCTGCATCTCTTGCATCCTAGCTTGAGAAGCAGCCTGAGCAGAAGCCTGAGCTTGCTGAGCCTGGAACTGAGAATTTTGCGCAGCGATCTGTTGTTGAGAAGCGATTCTCTTTTTCCTTCGGATCACAAGCAAACGCTCAGCTTGATTCACATCCTTTATGTTGCGAATAGCTATAGCATCCTCAATATCTATTTCCTTTTGCTGCAAAGAAATCTGTATGTTTTGTTCCAAGTATGCCTTGTCTTTGTCCTCCATTTCTTTGACTACCTGCACACCAAAGTTGTACATCGGCAAGTTGCTAAACGAAGAAAGGACAGACATATTTTCTTTTCCAATAGCGTTCTCATAAACCCTATACAAGACAGACTCAGAAGGAAGTATCTGTATGCACTTCACTATGTCTTCGCACACATACTTAAACAACACCATAGAAGCATTAGTGATGTCGTATATAGCATTGTTCCCAGCTGCTATAGCTTGCTGCTGAACACCCACGAGTGTATCACCCTTAGGGGTAGAAGCATCCATCATCTCGTTGATTCCCGTAGTGTCACGGATCATTCGGAGATAGTGGTTGTATAAACCAATCAATTCGTTGATATTTCGAATGCTGTTACCTATCTCTCTGACTGGAGGATTTTGGAAACCACCTTCTGGGTTCTTGCTTCTGTAGTAGAAGACACCTGTCTGCTCGTATATGTCGTGGAGATCCAAAGGCTGAAGTTCGCCGCCCTTTCCAAGCTGTACGTTTTCTAGACCTTCGATGTCAATGATCAGTCCGTCAGGCTTGGCCTTTGCGATAGCTTGCTGCAACTTCAAGTGAGTCAACTGCAACATATCGGCAAAACCCGTGCAACTATCCACCAAAGACTTTGGCATCATGTTGCGGATGTTTGTCGCAACTACAGAATAAGACAGTCTGCACTTAGATATATCATGAATATTCTTAGGGATATTCTTGCTCATCCCATAGTTGAAAATCATATCAGAACCGCCCAAGATATAGCTACCACCGTAAACGGTAGCAATTTCCATTTTGTGCGGTTTTCTTTGAAACACACTCCCCTGTTTAGGCTCATAATTAAAACCCTTCATAAAGAAGTTTACGTTTCCGAACCTGTTCTCCTTCTCTTCGAAATGAATACAATCAACAGAGATAAATTCAAAATCTAATATGTTAACCATATACTCATCGTACCCATACTCCTGGCGCATAAGTCGATTGTTGTAAGAGGTCTTGTTTAACGCACTAGAATCATTACCGTACTTCCCGCTTACAGTCTTAGCTATCTTTTCAAAGTCGTGCTCTTCTAGTTCATGACCAGCTAACCTTTTTAGCTCTTGTATGGATACCGTCTTAATGTGACCAGCATAAATTAAATCTTGGAAGGTGGGGTCCTCTGTGTAGCTATGAATAAACTTAGTCGGATCAACGTAATTAGTTTTGATTCCTTCGTTGGGGTCGTTGGTCCTCTGCACAACAGCCATGCCCAAAGAAACTAAGTCGTTAACACATCGTCTAAAAATATTATCGGTGAAGTTATTCCAGGAAAGAGTCATATTGGTTCCAATCTGAGCTGCCACTTCAGCATCAGTCTTGGTGTTTGTACCCAAGAATATTTCTGACTCTTCTAAAGAATCTGGTAATTCGTCAGGGTCGATGTCGAGAACCAACCCGCTTTTTTCTTTTAGAGCCTTAAGCTTTTCCTTGGCTTGAATCTGTACCTCTACTCTTCTTTTCTTTTTGTCTTTTTCAGAAGAAGAAAGTGGGTCTACAGCCTCAAGATTGGGGTACGGATTTCTAGAAAGGATTTTGTTTACAACGACACGAACAAACTTTGGAAGGATAGGAACTGGCGTATAATCCAGATTCATCAAGCTGCCATCACCATCGTTCGGATTCAAAGACCGAAGAAGCTTCTTGTATATGTTGGTGTCTTGATTACCGTTAGCGTAATCCCTACTTCTTTCAAAAATAACATTTCTTTTCCCATAAAGAGATGTGGAGCTAGTCATCTTACCCCACTGAGACTCCATCGCTTTTGCGTATGCAATCCCGTAAGCCTTACTGTTTTTCGTTTCAGTGCTTGCTAACGGATCGGGAAACGAGCCTTTTTTGTTGTCGTTTTTATAATTCATATTTTTTAAAGCACAGTAAGCTTGTTTGCAAATATAGCAAATCGTTAATTGACCTTATATTTTCTAAAAAACACACGATCATTGAAATTAGATTCCTTCTTTTGTTTTTGTTTCTGACAGCCTAACAATGCAAGACCAGAACTAATAGTCAAGTCATATTTAGTTCTCTTATCTATCTTAAATCCTATCCAGTCCTCTAACGTTGTATTAAAATACATCTTTCCCACTTCGCCAGTTTCGTAGTTTACTCCAACGTGTTCATGGATATACTTCTCTATAGATTGAGCATGAGCCTGTATTACGTCCTGAGAGTTAGATGGAATCCCTTTTGTTTTCACATTTGTGTGTGAAGAAGTACTAAGCAGATGCTTAGGTCTGTCCATCAAGTAACCGTCGTAACCCCTTGACTCAAAGTATCTTACAATACCATACTTGTTGTTCTCTACAAGCAAAGGGTATCCGTAGTAGAAAGCACACATCAAGACGTCCTCATAAAATATACTGGCTAGATCTGGGCGTGAAGCATATTCTACAACAAACATGTTTGAGGGGCGATTCATAGAAAACTTGTTGTACATGTGGAGCGCACCTTTAGAGCCTCTGTTGTCTACAGTAGCATCTAGGTCGTAAGAGTCAACCCCACCACAACCATATTCAGGGAAAGGCGCAACTCTTTTCCCTCTGTCCAGTTTGGATATATTTCTTTCATTTGGATCTGGCATCCAGCATACCTTGAACCTGCCGTTAGGGGTGGGAGAGAACACCACCTCTTTATCTTTTTCTTTCCAAGTAAAGTTTCCTGTAACTACAGGATTTGGGAATAGCTCGTCGTTGTGTTCTATCTGCTGATAAATCTTACCTATGTTGAAAAGGCTACCCTCAATGCTGTCCCTGAAGGCTTCGTCTTCGGTAAAAGGAAACTGCCTAGTTATCTCGTTAAGTTCAGAAGGGTCATCCTTAAAAGACTTCCTCTCATTTTTTAAATAAGACTTACTACCCAAATCAATGACCTCACCATCGATACCTATTACGTCACCATGTATGTGTACGGTTTGGGAAGGATCTTCAACTACAGCATTTCCATACTGATCAAAGAAACCTTCTAACGCTTCGTATGCAGGAATAAATATTCTGTAAAGACCCGACCTAGTTCTTCCGTTGGCGTTTCTCTGATTAGGATCTGAATCATTCCATAAACCTTTATACTCTTTACCGCCTTTGTTCATAGGGTTGACAGTAGAGCCAACAATTGCCTTTCCGACAATCCTCTTACCTACAATCAAGCAAGTCCTTTCTATCCTCCAAGCTTCACGAATGTCTGTAGGCTTCTCCCACTTGCCTGCCTCGTCCAAGTAAAGCATATGCAGCTTCTCACCATCATATGCGTTGTTCGTGGTGTTCTTCCAGTTGATGACTGTATTAAGGGCATCACCACGGTAAGACGTCTTGTTGTTTTTCGTAATTCTTTTTGATGGCTCACGGAAAGCCAGCTCCATACGGGGGTTGGTGGTACCGTCCTGGATAGGCTTGAAGAAGAAGGGGTAGCCTCTAAAAATAGAGACTACTTTTTTCATGAAGATGTTTTCCTGAGCATCTTTACCAGTCTTTGACTGAATGCCCAACAACTTCTCTTTAACTTGACTAGCTTCGTCCACAAGGACAGCAGAGCATATATTAGTGTAGCCAGAACGACGACACTTAGTATAAAGCTGACCGAAACAACGGGGATCAGCTTCGCAAGCAGCCATGTGGAGAAAGATTTCTCTTTGGAAAGCGAGGTATGATGGGTATCCGATATCAATTTTAGACCATTGTAGAAACATATAGTGTCTCCCTGTAATATACGTAGGGACCCCATTGTTGTAAAACCAAACGCCGTTCCTCCTGCGTTGAAACTCTTTCTCGATGTATACACGAAACTTTGACCGAAACTCGGCAGGCTTCTCGAACCACTCATCCATACTTCGAATCCTTTGCAGTTCTTCGGGCATAGGCAAGCGCCTCCACAGCTGCAACTCCTTTGGCTCTTCATGGAAGAGTATTTCAGATCGCTTTGGTTTTTTTGGTAGCACAATAAGTAGCCCACTCGATTCGAAGTGATTTCCCTCTGTGCCGTTAGGGTCGATCTTAATCCCTTTAGTTTCATAACCATCTATATCTATAAGTACAGACATTGAATTTAATTTGTACACCCGACAGGATTCGAACCTGTGACCGTCTGCTTAGAAGGCAGATGCTCTATCCAACTGAGCTACGAGTGCATTCGCTCATGTGTTTTTTTACGATGGCAATTTGCACACCTTATCTCACACTTTCTTATTTCGTCTTTTATTGTTTTTATGCTGTAATAGTTAGAAACCATATCAGCTATTGCCCTTCTCTTTTCTCCTTTTACGTGATCAAACTCAAGGACCACTGGGTCTGACTCCCCGCAATCCACACAGCTGAACATTCTTTTTACTCGGTCTACAAAAGCTTTGTTCTTTTTTCTTTGCCTTCTGTTTCTAGCCGAGCTTCTAGAGATTATTTTCTCTTTGTTTTCTCGGTAGTGTTTAGCTGCCGCCTTAGCCTGATCTTTTTTGCTTTTGTATGGCACCGTGTGCTCTCTATTGGATTCGAACCAATGACCTACGAATTATGAGTTCGCTGCTCTACCGCTGAGCTAAGAGAGCTTGAAGTTGACGATAGAGTGACCAGAAGTAACGTTTTGACTGCTAAAATCATAATCACCCCAATATATTAAGCCAGTGGGTTTACTTGGAGAATTTTTCTGCGAATCCTCCTGAGTAGTCTTTGTCTTGTTCGATTTCTCCATTTGCTTGTAGCTCTTTAACCATTTGTTCTAATCTCTGGCGCTCTACCAGAAGTTCTTTACAATCCACAGCAGTCTGCTTTATTGACTGCAATTCTGCTTTTCGAGCAGAGCCACCAGCCTCTGGATCAACAGGCTTTTTGATTTCCTCAATCATATTGTTGATCGCAACCTCCATACTAGACATAAGTCGTCTAGCCGCACTGACAGTAGTAAACTTAGTCGAACGGCTCATCTCCAATCCAGTATGTTCCGTACTGAGAGCAGTACACAAATACAGGCGTACGCTCACCCACATATGACCCACCTATATTGAACTCGAAATGCTCAATAGCATCTTCACGAGTCATATCATCATCCCTACAAAGGATGTCAATGATTTGGTCAATATCGTAAACGGCTTTTGGTTCTGACCCATGTGTCATTCCTATCAACGCTTCATCGAAACCATCGGCGATAAGACACTCGTTTTGCTCCAGAGCAGACATAAGCTCGTCTGCCTTTCTTTTTTCAGAGGCAATCATAGTCATATTAATTAAATTATCTTTCAACATACATCAAGTCTTCAAGGCGGGTTCTGTAATATTCCTTCCCATCTATCTTGATGCGATAGTCTCGGTTCTCTTTGAACCCCACTACGTCGCCGACCTCTAGCCCTAGCGCTTCAATCCCAGAAGACGTAAATGCGACTTTACCTCTTGTTGTTGGTTTCTCTGTAAGTTTAACAACTTCGATAATTTCCGATTCTTGAACTTCCTCTTCTTCGATGGGTTCAAGAAGGCTCCAACCCGCAAGAGGTTGGATAGCACCAGTACTGCCACTTTTAAAGCCAATAGCTTGATTATTGATAGCGTGGTCTTGATCGTACCTGACAAGGTAGTGATTATCACTGCCAGTAAGTGGTTGACCTTCGTTGATAACCACGAGATGGTGGAAGTACAGCGTGTCGCCAGGCTCGACACCAGTTTCGTACTTGAACGGGACAGCCACGACAGGGCCTTCTGTAACTCTGTTTTCAAACTCATTGAATCTATTGTCTATGTACAACTCTAAACCACCAGACGTAGTGATGGTGTCGTTTATCGTCCTGTCTAATTCGACGACAAACAAATTAAATGTTTTCATTAATTAAAATTTAGTAACCCCCACCGCCACTTCCTCCGCTAGGGGTAGTTGTAGGAGTAGTTTGCATTGGAATATTCTGTGTTCTTACTGGAGGCGTGTACCTTACAGGCGGGATTACGATTGGCAATCTCCTTTCAATGACTGGCGTTGGAATCTCTGCCTGTCTATTCGCTACACTTTGTCTAGACTTTGAACTTACAGGTTCAAGAATAGCGTGAAACCTATCTACATGAACAGCACCCACCATAGCACCCTTCTTGGGGTGGACATGGTAGTAACCTCTGTATCTTCTGCCATTAGGCAGCTTGAACTCCGATCCGTCTGTATAAAGGTTTTCTGTTGCCATCAAAAATTAAGATCAAATTCTAAAACACATGACATCTCATCTATGCTCTTCCATAGCATGGTGCCTTCATCGTTCTCAATGTAGATCAAATAACGTTGCTTACCAAACTTGTGAAGATGTCTGTCGTCTTCTACGATAGCAGACACTTCTCCAGATCCAGCTCGCATACCTACATAATAAGCCATTCCGTTCTTGGGGTCTTTGCCGACCACAATCTTTCTAATAAGTCCTTCCATTAGTTTAATGATATTCCCAATCCACCCAACAGGTCATCAAGAGGGTCGTCGTCTTTGTAGGCATTATCCATTATGGTCTTCACAGTTTCTAGCTCTTGCCTGTCTTGGATATTGAAGCTGTACATAGTCTTCATCTCAGCTTCCGTATCCCCCACTTCTATAGCGTCGTAATCTATTACTCCGATTACAATAGAAGCAACGGTCCTATCCTTCATATCAAACTCCTCGATAGTCTCTTCCATCTTTTTTACAAGGCTGTACAATTCAGCAAAGAAGAGGGTCTCGTTGGGGCTCATGTTGTAAATTCGTTTGACTCAAATATACGACAGAATAGAGATGCCAAAATCGACAGTTAAGAAGAAGCGGATGTTTAGAGATGTGTCTAAACTACCTAGTAAATACGTAAAGCAAAACCACCTTAAAAATCTAAGGACAGCTATGAACGAGTTCTTAGAAGACAACCCTAGCCTGACTAGAGGATATATTTATTTTATGCTGTACGCTTACGACCTAGAGTTTTTCACTATCTCTTGGGCAGCGGAGAACTACCAGATGAGTAAAGGCAATCTAGCTGACAGGATCATATACCCGCTGATGAGCCTTGGGTATATCTATAAGGTGTTTGATAAACTTAGCCCTTCTCAGACTCTAGAGGATCACTTGTTCCGTGATGAAACAAAGTATAACTACAGAGTTCGTTATGGGCTGTCGCAGAAAGGTAGGCTAGCGGTACAGCGTTTCTACAATTCTCTTTAGCGGCCTTGACCACGATAAGCTTTCTTGTAGCTTTTGCTTTGCTTGTTGCTAGACGTCTTCGTCTTAGCGTGTACCCCTGGCCGCTTTTTTTTGCTGTCGCCAGGAGCGTAGTTAAATACTTGCTTAGGCATTTTCTACTGTGTAGTAAACTCTATTCTTTTCGTCTCTGCGGGCTCGCTTAATCTGTTTGCGATTCTGTCCCACAGACTTATATGAGATATGCACCCAGTTGGGTTCTTCATCATCCCCGAACTCCCAGATCATTTGGTCCCACACGAGGTTGTCTTTCACGAAGTTGAAGATATCTGCATTCGTGATGCGTCCGTATACGTCGGCATCCAGGTCGAGCGCCTCGCCCACCATGTGCTGAGAGTACTTACTCCCGCCGATGGCTTTGTTTAGCTGCTTCCCTCTGTATCCAGAGCTCACGGCGATAGGCACACCGAAGTGATCGCGGATAGGTTGGAATACATTCTCTGCTACGGCCTTGAGGTTTTCGATCTCCCAGTCTTCTGGGGTGTTGTCAATACCGAGGCGGCTGGCCGTGTTTGACTTTACGACCTCCTTCAGTGATAGGTTTTTGCTTAACTGCATTTTTTTTTGCTACCCAGCTAGGGTTGATTCGTTTTAATTTAGGGTTGAAGTAGTTTTTGCTACCCAATATCAGCTAGCTATAAATACTTCTAGTTGAGCTGTGGCGTTTTCATCATTAATAGCGATGATGCTCTCAAGATCTACCAAACTACCTATCGCAGTAGCAGTAGCAGCGTCATCATCTACTGCTGCGACCCCTACAGCCTTACCCAACATAAAGCTTTTACCAGCTTCTAACAATATCGTCGCCTGAGTACTCGCGGCAGCACCGCCGTTTGCTGCAAGCTGTAGAGAAAGAGTCACAGAGTTCGTACTCTCTAAGTTCGTTACTCTTACATACTTGACGTCATCGTCATCTAAAGCGCCATCCGCCGTAGTAACGTCAGTTCTAAAGTTGGCTATCGTAGTTTGAGTGGCAGATCCTCCCCCGTCAGCAGGTAAAGTGACAAGTCTTTTGAAAGACTGTGTAACACTAGCAATATTTAGCGTGTTTGTTGCACCCTGCTGAGTGCCATTGAGCGAAAGCTCTTCTCTAATTGTTACAGTGAGTACTCCCATGCAACAAATATACTATTTTTTATTCTTAAAGAATTCAATCTGTCGCAAGCGCTTCAGTGCAGCCTTCTTAGTCAAGAATTTACCTAGCAACTTCCCCTTCTTACTGCGGATCTCGTAGGTATTCTTCCTTTTTACTATCATGACAGTCCTTGTGCCTTTACAGCTCGTATGGTTTGATTGACGTGGGATTATTTTAAAGTGCATACGCACTCATAAATTTACCAATGTAGCATTTAAAACAACTTATTGTGTCACTTCACTAACAATGTAGGCAAAGTTACAGCTTTTTTTTTAAAAAGTCAAGCCATAAAGTAGATTCTAAGTAAAGAGTCTTATGTGTTTGTAATACAGCATCTTACTAGATTTAAAAAGTGGACACATATATACCCCTTCTCTCGCCAACACGCCTCCCGTCTTCTTTTTTTTGGTAGAAATACAGATCTGGGGGATTATATATGTATGTACACACACGCGCACGCACACCAAAACCGCCTGCGTAACCCCGCCCCCATAATGCGGCTGCAGTTTGCGCGTAGTTTTTTGGCTTTTGTGCTGCCACAAGTAACTAAGAATCAGCAGGTTACAGCATCCAGTTGAAGCAACGGTTGAATTTATGGACGCTAACTGGCTGAAAGAGAGGCAGAACAATCCCCTCACCTACACACATACTTGCGCACATATACACGCACACGTAGGTACACACACACATCACACACGCATAGTGAGCGCACTGTGGGCACATAGCGGGTGGTGTGGGCACACAGCGGGTGATGATGCGCTGTAATGCGCTATGATGCAGGCACACATACAAGCCAGACCCAAAAAAATTTTGCCTCGGAAAGCCCAGTGTTTGCAGGGGTTTCAGCGATGCGACCAAAAAAAGTGCTTGACAAAGGTGTTTCGATTCCCTACCTTTGTCGCCGTCGGCAACGTCGCTGACCTCAAAATCTCTTACCTATGGCAAACGCCACATACACTCCCACACACTGCCCACAGACAGGGCGCAAGTTCACCAAGGCTGAGCGCAAGGCCGCTAACAAGGCGAAGTACGCTGCTGAGCGTGCTGCTCAGGCTGCATCGAAGCCCAAGTCCAAGCGCAAGGCCAAGGCGCAAAAGGCCTCACCCAAGCCCACGAAGGTGAGCGTACCCACTCGCAAAGCGAAGCTGATGCGTATGACCAAGGCTCAGTTGGTTGACCTCATCATCGGCGCTGAACCACCAGCACCCAAGCGCAAGCCCAAGGCGAAGCGCAAGGCTGTAGCGAAAGGTCGCAAGGCCTCACCCAGCGAGCGTGTAGCAGACAAACAGGAGCGCGGGGCACACGGTGCGAAGGGTGTCGGCCCAATCGAGCCGCAGCCTGAGGGTCACACGTCAGACGTGAAGCAAGCACGTAAGGCGACGGAGGCGATGGGGGAGCGCAACCGCCGCAAGCATGCGAAGAAGCTGGCTATGCGCTGGGCATTTGCACCGAACTACGGTGGCATGTTCCTTGAAGGTCAGCAAGCGGAGTTGCAGCGCCTGCTCGGTGACGTGGATGTGTCCACCTACGAGGACGTAATGGCCGCTGTACTCTAAGCCTGTCGAATCATGGTAAGTTTCAGCACACTACCGCTCGCTACAGTCACACGCCACACCAAGGCGTGGGCTGGGCGGGCATCCGATCACGAGCGCGAGGAAGGCTTGCGCTGGTACAAGGAAGCGATGGAATTCGCTGAATACCTGTCGATTACGTTCAACATCTCAAAGGTCGTAGCTGCGGGCGTGATAAGCGCCCTGAGCCCGAACAACAAGTGGGAGCGCAACAAAATCGATGCATTCAACCTGATTCAGGCATACGTAGACGGTCGCACGATGGATGATGTGAGCGTGTGTACGTACACGAACAACAAGCGCCGCGCGTGGGGCATCCTGAGCGGTGACGTGGAGATGCTACGCAAGGCACGCAAGACCCACGCATTTGCGCTGAATGTGGGTGCGATGGATGAATCTGTCGTTACCATTGACAAGTGGATGCTCCGTGCGTTTGTGACTACGTCGCTCAAGCCCAAGGACGTGCCTACTACGTGTACTCCCGTGCAGTACGACCGTCTGAGCGCTCACTTCTGCAAGGTGGCGCGTGCTATGGGGTACAAGCCCTACGAGTTGCAGGCTATCATATGGGTCACCATTCGTAATCGATGGCTCTGAAACCCCAGTAAATGCTGGCAAATCGAAAATAAATTTGACAACGCTGTTTGGATTCCTTATCTTTGCAGTCCACGAAATCAAAATTCTCTTGCATATGGAAAACGCACCACGCTACTGCTCAATCACCAACGAACCTATGTGGGAAGGTTGGTACTTCGAAGGGATTGGGTTCTTCTACGTCAAGTACGAGAAGGATGCGCTCCGCATCTGCCAAGAACACGACTACGCCACGCTGGATGAGGCGTTCGATGACGAGTTCATGTACTGGACTGACTGGCACGACATCCCCAAGGACGAGTGGGACTTACCCACGAACCTACCCAAGGTACACTGATGAGTCCTGAATGGACGAAACGCTGCGAAGCGTCTGTATCAATCAAAATCTCTCACACATGAGCAAATACGAAAACGGCTACCTGCCTAAGATTGCCTACCACATGTTCAAGGGCAATCAAGACCGAGTTGATTACTTCGTTCATCGACAACTGACCACGTACGGGCCAATCGAAGACCGCCAGCGCTGGTGGGTAATCGAGGAAGTCCACCGACTCCGAGAACAACAAGCGAAGCCTAAGACCTTCGAAGATGCATTGGCACTCTGCCACAACAAAGACGAGGTGCTGGCTCAACTCAAAAACCTCTAAGGCACACTGACGAGGCTTGAATAGCCGAAACGCCGCGAGGCGTATGTGTCAAATCAAAATCATTACACTATGCACACAAGCATTCCCCGTCTACGTGCCCTGCACATCGAGTTCTTCGGCCCTACCAACACGAAGGGCGCACGAGTCCGCATCAAGGACGAACGCAACAACGTCACCAAGTGGCTGGCATATGACTACGCTGTCGGAGATATCGTAGAGCAGTCGTATACGTACCTTGAGCAGCAGGGCGTAATCAAAGAGGGCACGGATATGTGGGGTGACAAGGACGTCTACCCGATGCTGATTCTGCACGACACACGCCGAGGCTACACGCTGGGCGTACCTAACTTCGAAACCCCAATCAAATGAGTACAGCAATCCTTTGTGCCTACGCTGTGGGCACGGTAATCGTTACAATTCAATCCCTGAAAAAATGATACGAAGCACTTTCGACAAGTGGATACACAAAGGCGAGGTCATAGGCAGCGTGCGTTGTGTGAACTACGCTAAGATGGCTTTGGCTGTCTGGGCGCAAGGAAGGGACGCAGATGCCTTCGTATATCTGGACAAAGCAAAGCGAGAGTTTTACATCACGGCAGATGAACTGCCATTCTAAATCAAATCACAATGAAAACACAACAACACATTGACGCGCTGTACGAACGGCGCAAGACAGCAGGCGGATTCGAGCAGGCGTTGATCGACGCATACTTGCGAGCCGATGGCGGCAATACAAGAATTCTCGAAGAGGCTTTCAAGGGTACTCGGTTTGACCTGACTCCGAAACCCAAGTTCAACAGCGGCGTGGAGACGCTACGCAATGCTGCGTACTGGTCAGGGCATCGTGACGAGTACCTGAACGACGACAAAACAGCCTACCAACTCATCGACGAATACCTGAATGAAAAAGAACAATGAGAGCAATGACGGACTTATGGAGAGAAGGGTACGACTACCCAAGCGATGACGATGATGCATATGAGTATGACATCATGGAGGAAGCAGACCGAGCATACGAATACGAAAACGATATATGAAATGGAAACAAAATTCTTGAACGAACGATTACCCATCCGCATAGGCACCAAGGTCGTGTATCGCGGTGGCTTTGGCTTCGAAGGCCGCAAGGTGGCGCGAGTCACACACATAGAGCAGACGTTCCACCCGAACGAGAAGTACGGACACGAGGTGGACGAGGTGACATACTCGCAAGACCATTACGTACTCAATCTGGATGACGGCCACTGGTGTTACTCCCACCAAGTCGATGGGGTCGTTGTAAATGACTGTGAATCAACCGATTAGAAAAAAAACTTGACAACGGCGTTTGAATGTCGTATCTTTGCATCGTCAATCGATTACTGGTTGAGCTGTCCACTCAAGGTGGTGTATGTACTCCGACACATACGGGGCGAAAGCCTCGGACAGCCTTCCACAATCACAAATCAAAATCTCTAACACATGGAAAAGCAAGAATACTTTTACTACTTCGAGAATGGCGGATGGAACTCAGAGTTCGCCACGTCTATCGAGGAGGCTCGGCAGATGGCTGAGGCACGATGGGCACACTTGGACAGCCTGACCCCTGCACCTAAGACGTTCAAGCCCGTAAAGGGGAACGAGGAGCACTACAAGTCGCTGCTCAATATGTTCTACTAATCACACATAGCATTGACATATCCCGCATGAGGATGCGGTAAGGATGTGCCAAACCAACAAACGTTCCTTCTACCCGTTACCACGGGCTTATGGCAACGAGCGTGAGGGATGGCGGTGGTTCGATCCCACCCTATGCTACAACGGTACTCACCATTAAATCTGGTAGGTGAGCTAAGTCGATACCAGGACCACTGAGCGACACGTTAAATCACCAGGAAGACCATTACCTGTGGTGTGAGCTATGGAATCATGAGGCTTGCACCTACGAGAGAGAAACTCTGCGTGGCGTGGATAGAAGGGATAAACAAAGCCGACCACATTAACTCAAAACTCTAACACATGAAAGACGAAATCATTGCCCGACTCGAATACTTCGAAGAAACCATTGCAGGTGAAATCGAAACTTGGCTAGACCCCGTGACGGGTGACTACTACCACGTACCTATAGAAATCGTGCGTGACTTTGACAACATCGAAAAACTCTAACACATGAAAGTACTCCAACCAACGTCAATAACTACAACAGGCACCCCAGTGAAGTGCCAAAGCATCTCAATCGACAGCAAAGAAATAGCAATCCTGTTCTTCGGAACACGAGAAGTGGACATCATCGCCGTCCCTGAAGCCCACATCCCTATTGGGGACGTGGACGAGTACCTCGAAGAACTCGGATACAACTTATCAGAAATCCTTTACATGACATGACATACGAACAATTTGAACTGCTCCGTAAGTGGGCAGAGCGTGTGGCTAACACAGCCAACGACACTGACACGAACATACGCTCCATCGATCTCGTGCATGACATTGCAGGAATTTTGGCTAATGACGAACACTTTTTGCCACGACTGTGATAACTGGAGACCTCAACCTACAAGAGATGAGCAGACTGACACAAAGCAAGGGCGTGTGCCCGAACTGCAAGGCTGACAGCCACATCAGCTACAGCAAGCTGAAAGACCAGTACGACCCCGACCTTGTATACTTCGACGTCAAGTGCCACAACTGCGGTACTACGTGGGACGAGCATTACAGCCTCGTGTTCTTCGAACAAGACAACATTCAAATACCATCACAACAATGAAATACTGGAACGAACAAGGACGATACCAACAGGAGTACAACGCATACTGGAAGGCACTTGTACCCGACACAGGCGAAGCATCTACCACCGAAGGCGAGGCACTCCGAGCCATCAGCCGAATCTACTACGATATCTACAACAACGGTGGCTGCAACATCCTCGAAAGCCAAGAAGTGTATGACGATGACGGCAACTACGAGTGCGATGAGCATTCAATCTCCTCGTTCTACGACAGCTTCTTTGATACTGTTGCCCGATTCACGGGGGACCACGACAACGTGCGTTTACTCAAGATGAAGGTGGAGGACTTGGGTGTGGACTACTGGCACAAAGACCTCGGAACTATGCTTGATAGCCTGATTGACAAAACCATAGAAAAGATTGGAACAGAAAAAGCAGCATGACACATGAACAACTCCAAGAAATCTTCGGCCTCGAATGGATTGACTACCTCGACTATTTGTGTGAAGAGTAGTGCAAACGAAGATCCCGCGAAGGATTTCAACGAGTGGATGCAGCACGTCTACTCACAAGTCAAAATCAATTACGAACGTAAACTCAAAATCTCATGTACAAAATCAGATTCCACCTCGCCAAAGGCGAAAACTTCATGAAGTGGCAAATCAAAGCGCCAGGCTTAGTTCGATACGTAGACCCCGCTGAATTTCAGATAGCTATGTTCAATGCCAAGCTCAAGGTTCAAACAGGCACGTCAAAAAAGATTCACGAAGGTGCATGCAAAACTGTGTGTGCTTGGGTTCAATGTGAAGAGTTCCAGATTACAAGGAACGACAAAATCAAACCCAACGTAAATGACTTCTACGTCAGGTTCAACCCACGCCGTAATCCTGAATGGGTAGACATGCACGACAACATCATGAGCAACGAGGAGTACAGCTTGCTGGTAAGCCAAGATCGTAGCCTGTTTGTAGTGACCGAGAACCACCAATGCGACGAAGAATGACATACGAAGAAATCATAGAGCAAGAGCCGCAACCGATAGTGTACTCCATTGACTTCCCAAACGGGATGTTCTATGTGGGTCGGACGGTGGATGTATCGAGGCGGGCAAAACGTCACTTCCATGAGTCGATGCGGTCCGCACACAGCAACACAGCTATGGAGCGATGCTTCAAGAAGTATAAGTTTCAAGAAACATGGGGGGTGATAAAGACATTTGCTACTGCGAAGGAAGCTGTAGATTTCGAGGCGATGTACATCGAAGAGTTCTGGGATGACCCTTTGTTCCTGAATCAGAAGCGCGGTGACAAGTTTACCGCGTTGGAAAACGAGCGACAACACAGCAAGCTGGCGTACTACATGAACGCATACACAAAGATGATGTGGCGATCAGAGAAGAAGGGTGAATTGCGCCATCAGATGGGGCAAAAGGGATACCAGCCGCTACCTTCTGGTATTGGAGGTAAGTGCCACAGGGTATTGGCTTATGGTTCTACCCCAGAGGAGTGTGAAGCAGATGCAGAACGAATATTACGGAGGGATTTTGTTCAGATATGCAACAAGATTGACCCCCCTTGGAAAGAAAAAGCTAATCAAAAGCTAAACGCCAAGCGAAAAGAGGAACGCAGAATAGCAAAGCTAAAGAAGTCATATGTGGTTAAGGACCTGAAGACAGGACGTGTTTCGATTGCTAAATGGTGGTGTAGCAAGAAAGGACTTACTCCTGGTCAGAAAAGAGTGTTAAATGAAGGTGTAAGACCATGGTCTCTGCACAACGTGAGAAGGTATGGAGAGCCTTGGGCGGAATTCGTTCCTGAGAAAACTCAATCGTGGGCAAATCACAACAAACCCAAGCCCATCGTAGGGGTACACAAGAGTGGAAAGATAGGCGAGTGGGCTAGCGTGGGTGCATTCGCAAGAGAGGAACTAAATGCTAAAACAAGATCAAGAAAAAAATGCTTACGGGCACAAGCAATAATATCAATCGAAAGAAATGGCACATGCCATGGGTGGGAACTAAAATACAAGAAACAATGAACAACGTTAACTACATCTACTCCTACGTTCACAACGGAGCGTGGGTATTCGACGACGAGTCACGAGAGCTCGACAAAGAACCTTTCGTGGAAGGTGCTGACCTTCTCCTCGACGCCATGAGCGGACGAGACAAATACGAGTACATCGACAGGTGTGCATTCTACTTCGCTGAGACTCCTCTCCCCAACTGGGATGTACAGCTCAAGATGCACGGACATGACGGATACGACGGCACGTACTACAAGGTTGACTTCCCTGAGAAGAACGTCAAGAACGAAGGTCCAATCTGGCTGTGTCCAGCACTACTGAAGTTCTTTGACAAATCACCACAAAACATTTACGTAAAAATCAAATGACGAACGAAGCAGCAATCAAGATGATTCGGGACAAACACCGAACCGAAAACAAAGCGGAGAAGCTAGCAGCTATGTACGCTATGGATGACATCATATTCGATGATATCGAAGTGTGGCTCAAGACACCCACGTACAAACACATCGAACAGTTTGTGAGCATTGGGCTGGAGGTCTTGGAAGATTATATGTGTGAACCACACACAGATGAGGATAAGCAACGTAAGTTTGCAGAAGGAACGCTTGGTATCGCAGAGTCTATGTACCACTACGCTCAGATACATCACGAGCTACAAGAAGAGTCTATGTCAGAACGCTGACATGAGAGGGACGTATGGTGTGCGGGGAGATCCCGTAACAAGCCTTGTGTAAGAGAGCTTTGAGAAACAAAGTCCCTCTTTTTCTTGGATTATCAACATTGGCTTTGTAGGTTTGGTGGATAAAATTTAATCCATGAAAAAAAGAATTGACAAGGTGATGAGAGAGTATTCCAAGGTCATTCACGTAGACATCAAGTCAAAGCGACGCCTAGCCTACATAGTGCAGCCAAGGGCAGCATTGATGGTTGCGATGAGCAGAGAGATGCCCGTCGTTGAGGTAGCCAGAGCATTCGGGATGAACCACGCAACGGTGCTTCACCACAAGAGAAAGCATCTGGGAAACTTAGATCATTGGCTGGGCTACAGAGACAAGTACGAGATAGCAAAGGCTATGTGTGATGCATGGCTAAGGCGAGAGCGGATTGTGCAAGCAATCGAAACAGTAAACAATAAAATTGAATCGCTACAAGACGTAGCACAAGAATTAAATCAAAGGTTAAACAATGAGCAATTACAAGTTCAAGACCACTAACATTCGTGGTAAGCAGTACGTTGAAGTCAACGAACGCATCAAGTTCTTCCGACAAGAAGAGCAGTACAAAAACTGGAGTTTGATAACAGAGTTCACCGTGCTGGACAGCGAGCAATGTGTGTGCAAGGCATCGATAGCAGACCCAGAGCATCGCATCATTTCGGTCGGACATGCGCACGAAGTGCAAGGAAGTAGCAACATCAACAAGACGAGCTACGTAGAGAACTGCGAGACCTCAGCAATCGGCCGTGCGTTAGCCATGCTGGGGATTGGAATCGACACTTCCATTGCATCGGCTAACGAGGTATCAGATGCTATTGCCAAGCAGGAGGCAAGCGATGAGCCAGTAGAAAATATCATGGACAAAGCTGTTGCTTACATCAAGTCGCAGACCGACAAGAAGAAAGCGTTTGAGTCCATCATGTCCAAGTACAAGGACAGCCTGACCGACAAGCAGGTAGCTGGACTCAAGAAGTTTGTTCGATGAGGGTTGACTTAGTTAGAACTGATCACAAGAAGTACGCACAGTTCAGGGCTTCGGCGCTGAAGCTCAAAGTCAAGAAGGTTTGGGTGGAAACCAAAGACGCAAACCCAGAGTTTGACGGGTTGTTTTTCATCAAGCACAAAGACTTCTTGGGCGACATAGACATAGCTGAGTTCTTCATCAACTCCAAAGGCCAAAGCTTTTGGCTTACGCCGAGTGATCCCACACACTGGGCAGAGATAGAGACCTACGAGTACAAAGACAAAGAGGGAAATTTAATTTACGAATGATGACAATACCTGAACAATTACAAGAGAGATACAACAAATCGCACCTCTCTTACTCCTCTATCAAGCAAGCGCTGGGGGACATGGCGCAGTTCGACCGATACATGAAGGGCGAGCTGGTGTACAAGTCCGAAGCCCTAGATTTTGGTACGCTGTACGACATGCTGCTGTTCGAACGAAAGAAAGCGATGGAAACATACTTCGTCATCAACAAAAACAGGATACTTGCCGAGTGCAGCTCCAAAACTAAATCGTCTAAGTCTCCTCACCTTACAAACGAATACAAGTCTGTAAAGGCGGACCTTGAGCAGCAAGCAGAACTCAAAGGAATGACCTTAGTGTCACACGAAGATTGGCAGATGGCTAACGATATGATCGACAGACTAGCGACGTGTGGTCTGCTTGACACCTATCTAGCTGGTGAGTACCAGGTGGGATTCCTTGAAGAGCTGCATGGTATTCAAGTGAAAGGATTCCTTGACTGCTTGGGTGACGGATTCATCAGCGACAGCAAGTCTTCACGCAGCGCAGAGAAGTTTCGCTACGCAGTCAGAGACTTCTGCTACGACATCCAAGCATACATATACACAAAGGTGTTTGGAATAAAAGATTTCTACTGGGTTGTTCAGGAGAAAACTTATCCGTATCTTCCTGCTCTCGTCAAGTGTAGCGATGAGACAATCTTTGTGGGTGAAATGAAATTCAATGATGCAGTAAACAGGATCAGAACCTTCTTGAGAGAGGACTATGACCCAACAAAGGATTACTTGCAGTATGAAGTTTAAGAAAGCGTGGGAAACCGTTGCGGGTGTATTGTACTACATGTCAGCGGCTTTCTGTGTGGCAATGTTAATAGTAGAAATTTTTAATTAATTTAAAAGATGAGTGATCAAAACAAAAAGTACGAGAGTGTTCTCGTAGGCTGGGCAGACGAGCCTAGCTACAATGACAACGGTGAGTTGATGGGGTGGAGCTTCCGCCTCAAGGACAACGAGTTGAAAGACGCTATTGACCAGTACGCTACCAAGCGTGACGAGAACGGTCAGGGTGGTAACATTCGATTCCGATTGTTCATGTCGAAGTCGGGCAAGCCATGCCTCAGCGTATGGGACCCGAACAGCGAGGCGGCACAAGAACGCCGAAACAACCAGGCTAAAAACGGTGGGTCATCTGACTTGCCGTTCTAGTATATCATGTCATACGGTTAAGGGGAGGGGTTGAGATTATTCTCACCCCTTTTCTTTCCCTTACTCTTACACAATGGGAAAGCCTATCTATTACATCGAAGCAGAAGCTACGATTATCAAAAACAGAAGGCCAGTATCTAAGATGGTGTGGATAGTAAGCACATACGACAACCCATCGGACATCATGAAGCATGACATGAGAACCATGAGCAGGCTACGGGATCAGCTGATTACAAAGAAGGCCAAGAACAAAACAGTTTTAATTGAGAGTATCAAGTCAATCAAACAAGTAGGAACGACCTCCAATGCAAGTAACTATCTACAAAAATCTCTACAAGAAAAGCGCAAGTGATGCACACATAGTCCCTGTGATGGCCGCCCTGAAAAGAATCAAAGATGGCTCATCGAAAGACAAGATTGAAAAGATTAGATCAGGAGAGAAGGAGTTCAAGAGGGCTTTACCTGTAGTTCTTTTCAGCGGTGAGTTTGGCGCCAGAAAAGACAACGAGATACGAAAGCACAGCTCCTTCATAGTCTTAGACTTTGACCACATAGAAGTAGAAAAGTCGAAACCAGTTATAGGCACAGACCCTTACGTATATGCCTGCTGGGTGTCGCCTTCGGGAGACGGCATCAAAGCGCTGGCAAGAATTACAAACCCAGAAAGACACAGGGATCACTTCAGGGCGCTTGTAGCATACTTCAAAAAGCAATACGACCTTGAGGTTGATATATCTGGAATCAACGAGAGCCGAGCTTGTTACGAATCATACGACCCAGACATCATACTAAACGAGGGCAGCAATGTCTTCGGTGCGCTTCAAGTAGATTCTAAGCAAGAGCAGGTAGCTGTCTCACAATCAGAGAGTTACACCGATTACTTAAAGTTAAATCTAGCAGCAAAGATGATTCGTCAATGCCCTGACGGAGAGAAGCATGCAACGTTGCTTAGGGCTGGAAGGTTGTGCGGTGGATTTATATCTGCTGGGCGCATGGAAGAGGACGAGGTGATTCGTGTGCTCACCAGAGAGATACTCAAACGAGACGTTGATGACGAAGAGCATACGGTAAGGACGTTACGAGAGGCTGTAGAGAAGGGCAAGCAAGATCCCATAACCGTAACCATACAAGACGAGAAGAAAGCACAGAGGGAGCTTCTAATCAACGATGGTGACATGTCCTTCATATCGTCAGACGACGAAGACTTCCGATGGATTGACGACTTTGCAAACGGAAAGATACCCGTAGGGCTAGATACTGGTGACGTGGAGCTTGATAGGTTCTTCAGATACAAAAAGGAGTTCGTTATTGTAAACGGGCACAGTAACGTGGGCAAGACTACCATGGTGCTGTACTTGATGGTAAACTCTACTATGCGGCACGGATGGAAATGGGTAGTGTACTCCTCTGAGAACCGTACAGCCTCCCTAAAGATGTCACTGATACAGTTTGCAATGAACAAGTCTGTATCATCCATGAACCATGCACAAAGGAAGAAAGCATACGAGTGGGTTGGCAAACACTTTGTCATCATCAGCAACAAGCAGATATACAGCTACACAGACATTATAGTATTCTTAGAGAAGATACTTAAGCAGCAAAGCATTGATGGCGTGTTTGTTGATCCCTACAACAGCCTCAAATTGGACATGAGAAACAGCTCTATAGGCGTACACGACTACCACTATGAAGCAGCCTCTGAGTTCCTTACGTTCTCCACCTCTAACAACGTAGCAGTCTGGCTGAACATGCATGCGGTTACTGAGGCTCAAAGAAGGAAGGGGCCTGACGGTTTGCCTGTAGCGCCATACGCGGAGGACACAGAGGGCGGCGGTAAGTTTGTGAATCGTTCTGATTGTTTTGTCACAATACACCGCAAGGTTCAGCACCCTGATCCCAACCAGAGAAAGGTCACGGAGTTTCATATCCGCAAGGTGCGAGACGTAGAAACTGGTGGCGAACCGAGCCCCTTAGAGGAGCCAGTCCGCTTTGAGATGAACACTTCGAGGACTGGGTTTAGGCTGTACAAGACTCAAATGGATTTGTTCCAACCCCTTGATTTACAGCAATCTAAGCAGTCTTACTTTACGTGGGGCGAGAACAGTTCGTTTTTAAAAGAATAAGCTGTAACTTCCACGATGTGAAGCGAAAGGCGAAGGGCACTCCAAGACGAAAGACCGCTAAGAAAAAAAACTTAGGTAAGTATAAGAGCGGGTTGGAAAAAACATGCGCTGACCTTTTAGCTGAATCGGGGCTAAGTTTTGCCTATGAGAAGCATGAGTACATCCTGATGGACAAGTTTAGATACCCAGGAACGTATCTAAAAATGACATCAAAGCGTAAGGATCTATCGGACAGAACCAATAAGGTCGTCCTACCAATAAAATATACTCCAGACTTTGTGGGACCAGACAAAGGTTGGATAATTGAAACCAAAGGGTATACACCTTCGCATCACGACTTCCCGATGCGGTGGAAGCTATTCCTAAACCACTTGATAGACTCAGGAGAACCAGTCCCTGCACTGTTCATCTGCAAAAACAAACGGCAGATTGAAGAGGCAATAGAGAAGATTAAAGAACTAGGGTATGGTAAAAAAAGAGCTAACAAAAGAACAACTAGGCGAAAGCTACAGAATAGCGACAGTCAGGCTGCATGAAATTGTAGATAGGCTGTACGAAGACCTCTTCGATCAGGAGGGTAACCCGCGCTGCGACAGTGGGAACATAGCGAACATGATTGCTTCGCAAAGAATATCAATTAATCAAGAGTTGGAGCTGATCAAAGATGCTTCATACGAACACCTCGAATCAAATACAAATGAACAATCAAAACAGGAGGGTATATTCTTCTACGACGGGCAGGGTAGCTGAGACCCGATTCCAAAGAGCGGCAGAGAAGCTAGGCTTGAAAGTAATGAAGAGCGAAAACGATCAAGACATTCACCTGCATGTAGATTATTGGCTGAGCTACGATGGCGGCAACAATCACGGCGTAGATGTAAAGGGCAACAACTTGCCCGACGAGATATGGTGTGAGTTCAGGAACGTAAACGGAGACCCTGGATGGATGTACGGGTATGCCAGTATCGTTGCCTTTGACATGCCTGAAGAAGGTGGGTTCTGTGTGGTGGACACAAAGGACCTACGAAAGTATTGTGAAGACCACGTAGAGGATGTGGTTGTGACTCACAAGTCAAATGCTTACAAGAAAAAGTACCAACGCAAAAACAGAGAGGATATCATCACGAGGATTTACCTGTCTGATTTGAAGACAATTAGTTCTTACAGGGTGTGGGAGTACAACAAAGACTACTAGGCCCTGTTGTGCATCCTGCGTATAGCCTCTTTACCTGCCCTAGCTATGCGGGCTTGCTCGGTTTTACCCGCTACTTTAGCTCGTTGCTCTAACACAGTAAGTATCTGAATTTTTCTAGCGAATGGCTTGTTAATCTTCTTGACCTTGGCTACGGTAGCTCTAGCGTCAGCGGGAGTAGCAAACTTGATTGAAACGGTATCTCTTGGATTCTCGTCCGTGTACAGCCTTCTGTCCGATCCCTTGGGCTTCTTGCCTGTACCTACTTTGGGGTCACGCTTCTTTGTCCTCATCTTTTCTTAGCTCTCATTCCTTTCTTACGCTTCTTCTTCACCTTGAGCTTGCCTCCGTATCTAAGTTTTTCTACTATTGGGTAAGGGAATAGAAGCCTAGTTCCCTTTGGGGTTGGACCCCCGTAAGGCTGTTTTGGTATAGGTTCTATTTTAGCTGCTGGTAGTCCAACCTCCTTTAATTTAGGGTCAATGTACTTGTTCTTTATTTCAAGGAGGTACTTATCTGCCTCTTCTACAGACATACCGTAAGCTTTGGATGTTCCTGATCCCGTCAGAAGTTCGTCAGTCATAATCCTTCTTAGTTCTTTTTCAGGTATCCCAAAATAATTTCTAAATCTACCCATATCATTCAGGGTCCTGAAGCTTATGGCTTCTTCCTGAGAGACTTTATCTATAATCTTCACACCGCGATTCTTAATAGTTTTCTTAACTTCATCGCTTGCCGAGATGTATTTGTTTCCTTTCTTAATTTGAGTAAGGAACATAGGGTAAGAGTCCGAGCTGAGACTACCTGATTCTGGTATCCCTATCAAATCACCTTTCTGTATGTTAGACATCAGAGTGTTCATGACTTTAGCCTGCTCTCTCTTATCGGTAAAATTAGCATTTGGCCGCTTTTTGAGCTCAGTCATGTCCATGTTCATGCTGTGGGCATATCGGTCCCCATATTCTTTAGCTAAGTTGGGGAGCTTTTCAGACACAGATGCAGAATTTATTTCCGCATAATTACCCATCCTGTCTGTATAGGAAACCATAACCTCGTTTGGACTGTATCGCTCAAAATCTGCCTGAAAGTCACCTATACTTTCTGGTATATTTCCCAGCCCTCTTGTCTCTTCTATTGAGGGAGCAAGCTTCAAACTGGATGACGGGGCTCCTTGAGTGGATATATCTTTTATTTCTTCAAGTACAAGCCTTTCGGTGTTGCTTAAATTAAGACCAGAGAACTCATCAAACGATAAGTCGATGAGTTCTTGAGCGTCTTTAGCTATAGCTGCCCGTTCTTCTTTACTGAATTTTTCAGCTACGAAAGCAATATCTTCAGGGGACTCCAACTCCCGACCAATACCCTTGAATATCCTGTCGAGAGCAGGGTTATTTACGCTCTGAGCGTATGACCTCATCATGCTAAGGTTGCCAGGCAAGAACGCCATGGCTCCCGCAGCGAGAGACAGGCCAGCTCCACCAGCCACCTTACCTAAGTCGCCCTCCTTCACCCCTCTGCCAGCCATCTGCAAACCAGAAAATATATCTTCCACGTCTCCGACGGGGCTAACAAACTTCATGGGAGTCACGGATTCGACCCTTCCAGATTCCATCGGATACCCTCGGCCCATCATACTCTCAAACTCCTCGCGCTCCTTGGCTCTCTGCATATCTCTGAGCATACCAGCAAAGTCCATAGATTCTCCTGCGGAAAGCTGTTGTTGCAACGCCTCTGGTCGGCGGGTCATAGTAGACTCACTGACTGCGGGCTGAGACTGAAACCTAGGCAAGGGCTGAGACTGAGCAGCCAATCTTTCAAGAAGAGATCGAACCTCGCCACCTTGCTGATATCTTCTTACTGCTCTCATTTCTTAGCTTTCTCGATAGTTCTACCTGCAAAGTACGCACCAAATGCTGTAAGCATAAGCACCTGCAATAAGTCTATGTAGCTGTCCTTCACATTGAACGGCCAGTTGTCTAAGCTGTCGAGGATCATCGTAACCATAAACATGCTCATCAAAGCGATCAAAGTGATAGGGCGAATCAGCTTAGCTAGCTTCACGTCGCTGCCCATGTCAGCCTTCCATCGCTCAGTTACGTTCTTCTGGAACTCAATCTCTGCATCAACCATAGCAATACCTTCGTCAGTGTTTACATCTGGGTCTTTGTCAATCAAGTTCTTTACTATTCCAAGCGCCCCCTGATCAGGAAGCAACTCACCTACTGTGTCAAGCACGTTCGGGGCTTTGCTCTTGAGCCAAGCACCCAGCTTAGTATTCTTAATCTTTTTGTCTGCCATCTTATTATTGTTCTTGAGCCTGTACGAGCGCGTTAAACGCCTCTACGTTGGCCGTGTACATGTCTATCATCTCTTGGACTCTTTCATCGCCGTATATGGCTTTGTTTGCCTCCAGGGACTCTATCTTGTTATTGTATCTCTGCTTGGAAACGATACTCATAGGGATTGCACCACCCCTAAGTATTTGGTCTACATCTCTTTTAGACATACCGCCATCGGAGAAAGAGGAGCCAATCTTATCTTCTGCCATGCCAAGCGTTCTACCTGTTTCTGCGTACCCCAAGACCGTATTGTTGAACTTGTCCTGAGCTTGCTTGTAAGCAGAGAAGGCTTTCTGTATTTCGTTCTCAGACATGATCCTGTTTGTAGACAGGGACTTAAGCTGTTGCGATTGCAACTCGCTCATGATGCCTTTCTCCTCTCTAATCTTATTTTTAACAGCCTGATAGTAGTTCACTGTTGACTGTCGGAAACCAAGGAATCCAAGCAGAGCGTCTTCTGGTTTGTACTCTCGATACGTGCTCACCTTCTCTCCGAATATTTCTGGGCTAATCTCCAATGCCCTCGCCATTTCTTGAGCGTTATTGTAAACGCCTGGACCAGCTTTCTTGGCGAGGTAGTTAACCATAGCCTTAGGGTCATTGAACACGCCATTAACGATTGGTATGGAGCTGACCTTCTCTCCCTCGCTGTAGATAGCGTTACCGAAAGAGTTTTCGTTTTTAAACAGTTCGAGCAAAGCCTTACTGGTAAGGTCAAATCCTACATAAGGACCGAGCGCCTCTTCCAGCGCATCAACCGCTCTCTTCCCGACGGTTTCGTCCTGAGGATTCTCCAGCAGGATTCTAATTGGCTTAATAACAACCTCCGACGGGAACAAAGCTGTACCATCGATAAACGTGGCGCTATTCTCATCCTTACCCATGTAGAGGAGTTCGGAATCTTCCTGATAGAAAGGAACTAATGACCTAATTCTTTCGTCATCCTCATCTGTAAGTCCAAGCAAATGTTTAGATGCAGTGGATAGCGCTCCAATACCAACAGTAGCCATAGTCATTCCAGCTAGCCTACTCATAGCCATCCTAGTTCTTCCAGCCTGCAAATCCTCTACAGCATATAACAAATTGTTTTTTGTGGTTCGAACCACTTCGTAGGGGAAAGAAACAAACGATCCAACAAACGGATTTCTTCTGATCTTCCTGATGGTTGGCGGAATGTAAGAATATGTAGGGTATCCACCTCGAATGCGCTCAGCAGCTTTATTAATAGCATCCAATTCGCTCATCCCGCTGTCCATGAGCTTGGCCTTCTCTTCATAAAAACCAGTCGTTTTATAGAAGTCATCACCAAAAGCATAAGCTTTCTTGGCAAAATCAAAAGCTTTTTTACCTGTAGCAACCCTTCTAGGATCTCCATAACTTGATGAAAAATCGTTTAGTGTAGCCATAAGCTCGCCAGACCTGGTTGCGTCACCTATAACCCCTAGCTTTATAAGTTCCTCTCTCTCTTTTTGCAACTGCTTTTTGTTTCTAACGGGTCCCCACGCCATCGCTGCTGACTTGCCAATCCTATCTGGACTCATGGCAAAAATGTGACCAGAATTTAAACCAAGAAGGATACCACTATACAAGTTTCTAAACGTAGTGGTTGGAGAAAGAACAGTCTTGCTGAGCTTACCATAGCTGGCAAGTCTTACAAGACTGTTGTATAAGTTATTGTTTACAGTTTCCAAAGGTCCAAGAGCATCCATAGCTTCTTTGAACTCTATGGGAACATACAAGTCTTTTAAGTAAGACCAATCATTAGAGTTTGGTGCCAGCTTAGTGTATCCTGGTTTAGGAGTTGCCGTTGCTATGCCCATGCCAAGCACGGCATCAGACAAATTTTGTTGATAGTCAATGCTAGCCAAAAAACCAGACAGCTGTTCGGTTGTGTTTGCGTAATTAAACAGCGGATCTTTAGCCTCTCCAAGCAGCTCTCTAAACGCCTCTGGTATATCCTTTCTTTTTCTTAAAAATCTGGCTGCTGCTGCACCCGCCCTGCCAACAGCCATCTCTGAACCTTCACCCCGAACCAGATCATCAATGTATTTTACAACTTCTGCTTGAGCCTGTTCAAAGCTTAGGCCCTCAGCTGTCTGCAAGTACTCCACGGCACCATCAAACTTCTTTCTGGCGACATCATTCATCTCCCCGTAAGGCATCATGAATCCCTTCAAATACTTGGGATCGGTAAACGCCTCGAAGCTTCTCTTTATATATTGTCCGTTATTAAACTGAATGGTTTCAATGAGTTCTTCAGTCGCCTTTTTTTGTTTTTCAGTTTTTACTCCTTCTTTGAGTTTTTGCTGTAAGACATTTACGATGTGCTTAGATAGGGTGTCTATTCTTTCTCTTGAATAATCAAGCACTTGCAAATCCTTTTGATCAAGGAAGCTCAAGTCTACTTCCTTGTCACCCGTCAGGTACTGATTGATCCTATCGTATCTGCTATTTGTTAGGTTTTCATTTGCGCCTTTTGACGCTTTCTTTCTGAGGTCATTAATTGCATTAGCCTCTACGTTAATTTTGTCGTTGTAAGCAGCAATATCTCTGTTTAGCTGTCTATATATTTCTGCAACCTCATTGTTTGCTCCAGCGTTAGATTTGAAAGTTCTATTCCAGAGTCTTCTTGCAGATCTATTAAGAGAAAACTTATCGTATGTCTTTCCGTTCAGAGAAATAGTGCCTCTCTTTCTGTGGAACAGCTTTTTGAGCCTAGACATCTGCGACTTAGGCTGCGCTTCTTGAAGCAAAGCCTCTTCGTCGAACCTCCACGTAGGGTATTCCTGCTTAGGCTGTTCTGGGGCTTCTGTTGGTTCTGCTGGTGTTTCTACGGCTTCTGGTTGAACTGGCTGCTCAGTGGGCTTACTAACACCCAGTCGATCAGCATACTCTATTGCTTCCTTTATAGTTCGGAATCCCTGACCCCAGTTGTTCTGATCTGAAGTTTCAGATGGGTCCGTTGTATCGTATGCAGCATACTGTCCGCTATCAGTTTTCCTAAGTAAAAAGTCACCATCTGGATGTCTTATAACGTAAGTTCCATCAGATATCTTTTCTCTTTTCACCTTCTTTACAGCCTCTGGTTGAACTGGCTCTGGCTGAACCTCGATAGGTTCTGGCTGCTTGGGCTCAATCGGCTCCACCTTAGCCGCCTCTACAGCGCGGTTAATTATTTCGTCAATCTCTGAGTCAATCTCGCTGAGTCTGTTCTTCCCCGACTTCAGCTTCGAGTTTACATATTTCTCGCGCTCCGTCTCCAAATCTACCAGCCTAGATCTATCCTCGCCCTTCACTCGTGGGTCAATCTCTGCGTCGATCTCTGCTTTGCGCTTCTTGGATGCAATCAAAGCGCTCACCTCAGCATCGTTCTTGACTTCTATCTTGTCAAGCAACCCAGCCTTAATCTGTTCATTCGTAGCGGTATTCACTACGTCAAGCACCTCGTTTCTGTTAGCAGCGCCCTTGTTTATGGAGTACTTAGGCGGGTTCAGAAGCACTGTGCCTACAGAGATAGGTGCTGTAGCCAGCCCAGCTACGCCTTCAAATCCAATCTCAGCTACGTCAAGCTCCTGACCAACAGCCACCCTTGCAGCGGTCTCTCCAGCAGCTCCAGACACAGACTCTCCAGCAAGGCCCACGCCAGTAGTCTTCAGCTTGCTGCCCGTCTTGGCAAGCACCTTGCCGCCCACCGATCGTACCACCCTGCCTCCGATGGCATCAAACACGCCAACAGTAGCACCCTTAGTCAGAGCCTTATTTCGCATTCTAGCGTAGGCTTCTGGGTCCTGCATCACAGCGAGCACGTTATCTACGTTGAACTCTCTCTCGCCTAGCTCCTCGTTCAGGAATTCTGAAAAAGAAGCAGCCGTCTCCAGCGTCCCACTCATCACACCGAGGGCAGTAGGCATAGTGGCAGCAATACCTGCGGCAGTGCCTACGCCTGGGGCTACAGAGCCAGCAACAGCTCCGCCACCCATAATGGCAGCACCTTCTGCTAAAGATACTTTGTTCGCCATGCCAGCCATGGACTGCAAGAATATCTCAGGGAGTACGCTAGGGTTATTTGCCAGCCCCTTGAAGAACCCGAATGGTCCGCTACCGTTCTCTTCGTAAATCTTGTTGAACGAGCGCATCTCGTCGCTCATACCTACGCTCTCTTGCTGGCGCTGCCAGTCCTTTACAGTATCTACGTAAGTCTGTACAGTCTCTCTGTCTACGTCTGTGCCACCGTACATAAGCTTGAGGGTCTCGTCTATCTTGGCACCTTCGCCCTGACCAGTGTAAATGGCTCTGGCTGTGTCGTCAATGAAGTCCCCCACTACTGGGATGGAGTTTAGAAACTCACCAAACGATCCTCCAATAAAGTTTTTCTCTGCTTCTGGGTTAGGATTTGTGACTTGTGTGAAGTCCAAATCTGTAGAGGCCACCTCGGAATCTGGCATAAACGCCATAAAAGGGTTTTGAGAGAGCGATTCCGAAGAGTCTTTTTTTTTTACGATCATGTCCTGGTAGACAGGATACTTCTCCAGCATCCTGTTAGCCAAGTCAAGGTTATCTAAGGCCTCGTACTGAGGGTACTTAGACTTAATCATTTGAGCGAACTCCTCTAATGTGTACTTATCCTCCATACTATTGTTGTTGCCTCAGAATTCCCAGTGGATCGTCGTTTACTGACGCTTGAGTTCCCGCAGCGGGTTGTTGTTCATCCTGACCCTGGAAGTAGCTGACGTTTCTTATAGCTCTATCTGGGTCCAACAGCATTTCAAGGGTAAGCTCACCCTCATACGCCTCGTTCATAGCTTGTCTAAGCTGCTCAAGGATGTCTTGCTCCTGCTCATTAGGCTGTGCATAGTTCACTCTGTATTCACCCTTTAGGCCACCTTTAATAACAAGCATGTCCATCTCTGGGAAGACCTGAATGGTCCTAACTTTCTCGTTTACAATTGGAGTCTTCTTCAGCCTAATTTTACTGGCGTCATCATAAGGGGACTCTTTGTACAATGGGTCGTACTCAGGGTTCGGTAAGTCAAGACCTTTACCCTTCTCAAGCTCAGTCATTACGTAGTTTTGCCCTACAGCATCTTGATCTGGACCCAATGTATCGGCAAATCGTCCATACTGTTGGAGCTCCTCCTGAGTGATCTCAGCCCTGGTTCTGTTCTCGATTACATCTACAGAAAGCTGCTTAGACGAACCGCCCGTAGCGTCGGGTTTGTCCATCCCCAACAAATCTAGAGCAGCTTCAACATATCTGTTTTTGAAATCAATAACACCTGCCTCAAGATCAGAGTAAAAGTTATTTGCGCTAGCAGAATAAACCTTACTGGTGTCATATTTATCAAGCATATCGTCCTTTATATCCGCTCTAATTTTTTCAGGGGGCTCACCAGCGGCTACCAAATCATTAGCAGTAGCACGATAAAGAGCAGCAAACTGTTCAGGTGTTACATTATCCTGAGGGCCAAAGTCCCGCGTATAGTAGCCCTGTCTATTAATGCCTGGAGCGTTTAATATATTTCCAATCTCACCGAGTGACTCTCCGCTAGCACCTACATACTGAGCAGTAATGCTTCCATCAGGATTTACAGTGTATTCACCAATACCGCCAGCGTCATATTCGGCATCGTGCTCTAAAAGTTGTGCTGCGTCACCTGTAAACTTTGAAGTTTCAGTATCTAGTGATCCTATCTGATATACGCCCTTCTCATATTCTTTTCTTTGTGGAGCAACCTCTTCAGCGTGGTTCTTGAAAAAATCATAAGAAATTGACACATTATCGAATATGGTGCTTGCCATGGGGTCACCGTTTCGGAACGCATTGGCCGCCAATAGTCTTTGCTCTTCAAAAATATCTCTATGTTTTTCAGCCCACCCACTAGTATCGTAGCCTCGGAGTTCTTTTAGATTCTCATCTCGCTGCCTTCTTCTAGCGGTTTCTCTAGCTAGATTGTTTCTAGCAGCAGCAGCCATCAAAGGGCCTAGGTTTTGTGTGCCCTGAGTTATTGCCTCACTAAATGTTTTGCTAGGCTGTAAAGGGGCTACGTAAGCTGGAACTGGACCGTTTGCCATTACGCTTCATTAAATTGTGGTTCCTCTAAAAACTTAGCGGCTTTGAATAGTTCAAGCAGCTGCTCGTAAGTAGGCTCCTCTTTATTGATCATAGCATACGCCTCTTGCAAGCCTGACGACTGCTCTGGGTTAATGATAAACTCACCCCCCGTAGCTTCGGCTTCTTTTACGCCAGTCTCTTCGTCTACGATAGCCTTCTTGTTGGTGCTGTGATCGAACTCTCCCCCTAGCTTTTGCACTGGGGGCTGCTTTGAATCTTGCAATATTGCAATCATCACATCTTCTTTCATCTCTCCTCCGTGACCGTACTTTATCTTGCCTCCTTTTTCCTTCGTAATGTCTCCAAAAGCCCCAGCCCCAGCAAGTGCGGTTCCAATGCCAAGGATGTTCTGTAAGGCCCCAGGAAAAGCAGAAGCCTTCTGAGCTTTAAGCTGTTCTATGTTCTGAGCAGCTGTAGCTTCAGATCCCATGGCTCTTTGCAGCTTGAGTTGCTCTAAGTTTCTCTGTAAATCTATGTTACCAGTCAAAGCGGCTTGTTCTAACCCAGCTAATCTACCCTCTGCTGCTAGCTCTCTAGACAAATCGGCTTGCTGTGCAGCCGTAGTTGCCTGTTGAGTAGCCTGTGTGAGTCCTGGTACAGCCCCCATCAAAGCTCTAGGGTCAGTAGCTAAAGCCTCTAACGCAGTAGCCTGCTGTGCAGCTATAGGTGACAAGTCTGTAGGGCGCATACCCGCCTTAGCCAGTTGTTTTTCTGCCTCGGAAACGGTGTACTTTACGTCAGCCAACGAGCCAAAAGCAGACTGAACGTCTTGCCTGGCTTGGTCTAAAAGAGGCTGCTGAGCTTTTATTCTTTTTTTAGCAGTAAAAAAATCCGCAATACCCCCTGCTAATGGAATTCCGACGCCAGCTATAATCGCAGCAAGTTGTCCACCCGTTAAGTATTTCTTGGTTTCAGCCATCGTTTACAAATTTAAGCGTTTTGATTTAAACCCTTATCTAGCTTAGAAAAGGCGTATTCTGCGTTAATAGAGTGAAGTTCCAAAGGTTTTGAGCTAGCAGATTCTAACCTAAGGTTTAAATATGGACCCCTCATCTCATCACCGTTGATTTCAGCTGGAGAAACAGCAAAAAGGTTTGAAGCTGTAGTAAGATACTGCTCAAAAGCTTGGAGGTATAATGTAATAAAACTAGAATCACCTAAGAAATTTGACGGGATAGGCAAACTTAAAGTCATAACTCCATTACCAATAGAAACAATGTTTATATCAAGCCCCAATAATGAATTCTCTAGCACTATAAAAGGAGGAGTAACAGAAGAAAAAGAAGAAAGTGTTTGCAACTGACCTGACAAATCGGGATCATCAAAAGAAGCCAAGAGAATTATTGAGTTGCCAAAAGGAGCCGAAGGAAAAGAGCTTACCTCTATGGCATTTAGATTTACATCGACTAACACATTAGGGTTACCTTCTAGAAGTATCTCTTGCAAAACCTCTGAAAACAGTCCTTCTATGGAAGTAGCGCCAGGTACAGGAACTATGTTAGCACTAGAGTTCAACCTAGATCTTGGGACCTCCAAATACTTAAACCCTTCTTTGTCCTCAAGGATCTTAGATGTCAACAAACTTTGCTGATTGTTTGAGTCGTCGTACTCTTGGTTAGTGCTAAATATGTATGACCAATTATTTCTGTTCGTCTCTAAAGAAACAGACTTAAATATCTTTACAGAAGAGGGGTCATCATTAAAAGATAGCTCTATACTAGACTTGTTTTTAACTCCATAGAAGTCATTTCTAGCTGAGTTCTTGTCATGCAGCCACGCTGTGCCTATGTTGTCTTTAAACGACAGCATTTCGTCACCAGAGGAAGCGTAACAAGTCGGGACAAAAGAGTACCTAGTTGTCCAAGCGCTTTGCCTTTCTGAGTAAGCAAACGTAGCTTCAAACCCGTTTGATGTTAAAGGTATATCTGCCATGGATGTTACAGATTAAAAGCTGGGTCATTTAAACTGTACGAAGTGCCTTGCTCTTGCGTTCCAAATCCCCAAGTGCCTAACATGTTTAATAAATCTGCAGCGCTAATTTGATTGTCTTCGTTAGAATCAGCTTTTGCAGCTAACTTAACGTAGCTAGCAAGATAGAAATACTGTGCTACAGTCATAGTCCCATCGTCTATCAACCACAATATTGTTTCTAAAGAAGACGGTCCAGCAGGAATTCCTCCTTGGTCTGGAGTTGGCGTGCTAGCAAAGGCAGGTTCGTCAGGATCGGTTGTTACTCCGAATACTTGAAGCATTTGAATTAAATCAAAAGTATTTACTGGTCCCTGTTCGTTTAGGTTAAGACTAAAGTTGTCATTGATTTGAGCTCTAAGCAGGTGGTACTCCCCTACTGTAAGCTCATTCTGAACAAACAAATAGTTTATGGCTCCATCAACACTTTTAAAGTAGTTTACCGTAGTCGGCTTTGGTTTACTTGGAGGTGGTGGGGTAGCTTTAGGTAGCGGAGGAGTGGATGTTGCTGGTATCAAACCAGAGAACATACCAGTGCCTTCAATGTACTCCTCTCCAAAATTTTCAGCGAACAGTAAAAAATCACCAACCGTATCAATCAGTTGGTTTCCATTTAAATCAAACCTAGCCATCTTTACGTTGGTTTGATTGTCCACTGCGCTCTCCATGAAGTTTCTTAAATCTAATAGCGTAGGCTCACCTGCGGTGCCTTGTAAGTCTTGTAGGTATTGGAATGCTAATTCTTTGCTCATGTCTTGATCTGTTAAGTCAGTTCCATAAAAATCATTGTATGCTTGTGTAAACGGAGAAAGCGCTTCACCGTCAGAGTCATCTTCCGATCCGTCATCACCATTACCTTCATCTTCTGATTCTTTAAACAAAACGGTTAGTGGTAAATCTAGAATTGGTGTGTCTGGGTCGTTGCTGTATATCTCTAAGAAGCTATTTATTGGTCCATCTTCCTCTGGAATTATGATAGAAATCAATATTGTTTCTGATCCACTAGGCTGTATCACCATTGGATTGTCGGCGCTAACATTAGCGTTAGCAGAGACCAACTCAAAGTTTATGGCCTCACCATCGTTTATATCAAAGTCGGTTATAATCAGATTGGCTGATCCAGTATTAGATACTATTACCTGTTTTGGAGTAACAGTGTCTGTAAGGGTTAGCACTCCGAAATCTAAAACATCCGAAGGGTTTATTACTATGTTTGGCTCAAGCTCTTCTACGGGAGTTACATCATCTTCTTGCGTCTCTTGGACAACCTCTTGGACAAAGCTTGTGCTCCTTACGGGGATGTTTACAATGGACAACAAATACTCTTCTTTTAGAGTATCATAGCCTCCTACTACGCGGACATTATCACCTACTTCTATGGCTTTTTGTAAAGAAGCTCTAATCAAAGAAGACATACCCTTCTCAGATATTTCTTCAACACCAGACTGCCTAGTAAATCTGTAAACTTTAGACAGAGATTTATTACAGAAGTAAACTTGCTGACCTGAATCATAAACAGAAGAAGGATCATCATCACATCCTGAAACACCAGGGTATGCTATAACTTCTCCAAGCACATTTAGTGAAGCTATAATCTGTTGATTGCCTGAAGCATCCGACAGCACATTTTTGTTTACAGGAACGATACTGACTTTTTCTTTCTGAATGACTACTATGTAATCGTTGTGGTTGGCTATGTACTCTATATCTCCGTAACGATCTGATAAGTCTTTGAAGTTTGCTAGAGAAGAGTTAAAAGAAGAATACCTGATTCTAAATGATTCAGGGTTACTAGGGTCTGAGTAAGTTATAGTAGCCTCCCTTTTAGTCTCTGCTGCATCTTCGAATATGACGTTTGGTCTACCTCTAGAAAAAGAATCTGATTTAAATAAATCTGTAGCGGACTGCGTTTCTAAGAATACATTCTTAAAGTTGGGCTGAGGTGCAGGATCTGCGCCGTCATCGTCGGGTATGATGTCTACATACTCTCCGTTTTCAAACTCTCTAATATTTGTAGCAACTGGTCTGAACCAGACATCGCCATTCTTTACTACAACAGGATTTACATCATGAACTAAGTTGCCAAAGTTGTTTTTTACGACTTTATAGTGATCACTTATCTCATAGTAAATCTGATCTTCTACGTCTATAGACTTCTTTGGAGTGCGTATCTCTACAATACAGTTCTTTCCCCAGTTATGGAAGTCTGACAATACATCAGCATGGCTAAATCCAAAAGCCTCTGGATTATCTTTTATTACTAGAAACTCTCCTTGTTGATTTTGCTCAGGGTTATTGGATAATGGATTTTCTGCATCACCCAAAATGACTAAATCAACTACATCAAACTCATAATCTTTGTAATTGATTCCCGCACCATCAAAGTAAGATATCACCCTTAGTTTATCACCCTCTTCAAATTTGTAAAGATTCAAGCCACCCTCTTGAGTTCTTGCTCCAAAAGCGTTGACATAAGAAACTGGGTGTCCTTGCAAATAATTTAAGGAAACGTATATGTTTTTGTTAAAGTCAGAGGCTTCAACATCATCTGGGTCTCCACCAACAAAAGCGCCACCTGCACTGTACTGAACGAAGTCTTGAACTGTGCTGTTTTCTCCGTAAACTATTTTGTAGCTATGAGCCCAATCGGGAGGCGTACCAGTAAGCTGTAAAGACACTTCTACTGCACCTTTGCCATCATTGCCCAGCCCTCTCTCTTCATTTGTATATCCCTCAACAAAGGCGGTAGTTAAGTAGTCCACAAATCCGTGCCTGCCTCTTTCGTCATAATAAACAATACCGAAGTCGTGGCTAGCCTCCGTTTTAAAAGACTCTACACCACCAAAATCAAAAGATCCGCTGGCAAAATTTACAGTTTTGTTTAGCTCTACTGCGGATTGCTGTCTTGAAAAGTCTACGCTGTCAGACTCTAAAGATGTGCCATCTGCTGCGGCCTCTGGTAGCTGAAGAATATAGTTAGTATCTTGGTTAAATATTTTGCGCAAGAATGGCAGCGTTGTTCCATAAACAAATGAACTAGAGATGCTAGCTGAAGATCCACCCTCCGATGCTGGGCCAGAAGCAGGAGTAACAACTTGTATTTGATTAGTTGGTCTTAGCTCTCCGCCATAAAAAACAGTGTCTGAATATTGATACTCCGCAACAAATTCCTGCAAATAATCTGGATAATTAGGAAGGTTAGCAGCAAGCTCCATTCTCTCATAAGGGTTTACAGTAACAGAACCCTGAGCATACATCTTCATCTTGTCATAGTCATTTTCGCTATCAAAAGACCTAGCGGGTCCACCCCCTGGGCCTCCCTCTCCATCAGCAATAATTCCTATAGGATTAACAATTAAATCAGCACCTAAATTAAGTCCCTGCACAAGAACATTTTGAAAAGTAAAACCCCCAGTCACATTATAACCGCTTGGGGGGGCAGGATAGCTGTGGAAAATATATTGAGGCCCATTGATAGGAAATACAGAGCCTCCTGTATAATCTGTTTGATTGCCACTACTTGAAAGATATCCGATTTGATGTCCGTAACCCTTAGTGACATTAGCCGCTGAATTATCTCCGTAAGGATTATTAGCAAATCCATGAATTTGATCAGAGCCTATACCTACAGAATCTAACCAAGAATCAATATTAGTTCCAAATTCTATTACATCTTCTTCAGATATGACAATCCAACTTAAAGCAGCAGGAGTTTGAGGATCAGGAGCCGTATCATGCAGGCAGGTCAAAGGCTCTACATCACTAAAATCAACCAAATGCAACATGAAGTGCGATGAAGTTGACGAATTATAATCAAAGTAAGAGTCTCCAGAGAAAAAATCATCGCTACCTTCAGAGTAAGCATCTGTAAGTGCCTGAGAGTTTTCTGAGAGCATCCAAGTAGCCTTGCCTTTATTAAAAATAAAGTAACCAACAGGCACCCCGCTTTCTTGGGTTGTAGGTGATCCCGCAATATCCCCATAAACAGCATTGATTAGCTTATTTCTACTGTCGTTATTTGCATCTTCTTTACCTATGTAGGGTTGTGATATTAAATCACCACTAGACAACCCCAAATCAAAAGAATAAGAAGGCGTGCAGTTATTTTCTAGTATTGTTATACCAAAACCTGGTATTTCAAAAGGCTCAACAGTTGTGTTGAAAGTAGAAGAGGGTATGTTTTTGTTTATAAAGGCTTCTCTAACAGCTAAATTTAACGCTGATTGAGCATTAGACAAATCCTGAGTTATTTCCAAGCTGGTAGAAAAAGTAATTGATTTGCCCTTAATAATAATCGGATGAGCAGCACTGCTTCCAACGACAGCGTTGTGTTGCTCTACCATCGCAACACCTTCAATACTACTAGGGCCTGTATAATTCCAATAATTACTGACGAGATAATTATAGTTATTTGCCCCGCTTGAACCACCAGCAAAACCAGAGCCATCACCAAATATCTCACCATCATCAAAAGCGCCTACCCCTGATTCTGCTTGGCTTAGTGCATTTCCTTGGTTAGCATTAACGCCGCTAAATAAACCCTCGTCATTAGAGGATACTAGTTGCGGGCCTACCTGCCGAGTTTGACTGACCCCTCCTCCTTTGGTGTGAAAGAAGTGAAAGTTTGTGTCAGGAGTCAGAGTGACAGAAACATTTACGATTGTATCCGCTGGAAGAGAGTCAGGCATCTCTTGAAAATCCATAAAGAATGACACGCCCTGCCCAAACTTTGGGCTAAAAATAGAAGGCACAACATTTATTGTGTACGTAATAAAGTCTTCTGGTCGATTCTTATAGATTACAGTAGCTATGGCTGTAGTAGTAGACTTGTTAAAACCGTCTACATAGTTTCCGTACATTAGCCTGTTTGAAGAGACTGTTTGAGCTACAGCGCTACGCGGAATAGAATCAAACTGCTTGTTTACTTCGTTTGTACTTACACCCTTAAGTATTCTGTCGTTAAAGAAATTGTACGATGTGACTCCTGCGTCTAGCTCGTCTATAATTAAAAAGCTACCGTCGTTTCCCTCTCTACAAAGCAACCTTACCTTTTCTATCTCTGGACCTTGAGCAGGTATAGTAAGAACGCACTTGTTGAAATCTGAATGGTTTACGTATGTCTGCGACCCTTGATCTAAGATGCTAGGTGGGAAAGCCACGTCAGAATAAGATGAAATAGCGCTTTCTGCTCCGTCTTTATAAATAGTTTGGTATGCAAACTGAAACCCTCTAGTTCTCTCAAAGTTACTAGTAGAGCGGTCTGGTTCATTCTGAAAAACAAACTCGATAGGGACGAGCGGTGTTTTAGGACATGCTGTTATGAAATCAGCCTCTGCATAAATATCCGAACCGTTAATCTGTTGGCCTTCAGATTCTACGAAGGCTCTATATGCATTTATCTTTCTCGGTTCGTTTACACCATCAGTGAAGTATATAATTACATCCTTGTCTAAATCTTCATCCTCAAAGCTTCTAGATGCATTGCTGTATACGATATCGCCCTTGACAAATCCATTTTGAGGAAAATTAAACTGAGAACTTCGGTAGATAAGTCTCAACACAGGATTGCCCGTGCTTTCACCTCCAAACGCAGTTGATAGGATATCTTTTTTATCGTAAGCCCAAACACCATGTTTGTCGGCATTTACGCTGTAGACAAAGAGATAAGTAATGTCAGTCCTTACATCCTCAACCGATCCTAAAACCCTAGCATCTGATGGAAGACTTTCCTCAGGATATGCATCTACAGCTACGTTACCGCGTATGTTTTTCAAGACGTCTTTACCTGCATCTAGCTTCTTGCCAGTAGCGTCGAAACCTTCGTTGTCAGGACCTGAATAAAGATTTAAGGCATCCGACATGGACACCTTATTTACGGTCTTATTGTCAGCATCTGAGTTTAAGACCCTAGGTATTCTTTTATCTATAGCCATCAGTACTTAGGCGCTTGCATAAAGTTCTTTCGAATAGTCTTTAGGGCTTCATCTTTTGTGAAGTTGCTGAGTCGTGCGTTCGCTTTTCTTCTTTCGTTGTAAAACTCAGCTCTCGCTCTAGCTTTCTCGTTAGCTGGCACAGAGGATTTACGTTCAACAATTTTGTAGTATATGTAGGAGCGCAATGCTTCCTCAGCATACACATGCACCTCAGGATCAGTTGACCTAGCCTCATCTGCAACGTACTCAATTACCACGTCAGTAATATCTGAGTTTGTCTCTATCTCAATTCTGTCTTGATCAAGGTTTAATCTGTACTCTCCAGCGAGATGTCCACCTCCTGCTCCGTACAGCCTACCTACGCCTCCTTGATATATGTAATTCTCAAAAACGTATTGACCGAAATCGTTATCAGACCCCCCACTATTTTGAGTAGCCGTCTTGTCATCTTCTCTATTGTCGATAAAGTTGTCCTCTATGTTCAATGGGTCTGAAGCGCTATCCGTAGCAACATTCGGGCTGCTTATCTTTCTAGAATAATTTATGTTCTTGTTCTCACCAAACACCCTAAGTATGCCTTCGGAGTCAACAATTCCGATCTTAATCAAATCAACAAAATCCTGAGGGAGAATTATGGTGTTGTTTGACTGTACGGTGCTCTTAAGCGACTTTACCTTTTTACCAAGATCAAATCCAATCTCGCGTATACCTCTCAACGCAAAGTTTCTTATAGCTGTGTCAGAAGCATTACTAGCATAGTCGTCTCCGTCAAGAGTGATAATGAAATCTCTTATGATTTCGCTGAGTTTTACCTTATTAAATGCCATTATTCAGATGCTTCTTCTTGTGATGCAAACACAGATACCTGCGTTTCTCTCAACCTAATTCCAATCAACTTAGCCAACTCCATTACCACCTCTGTCAAATAGTGAGGCGGCAACATGAAGTTTCTAGAGCCTTGAGCATTAAATACTTCTAAAGATTCGCCGTTGTAACTTGCTGTCCTGAAGTCGTAGTAAGGTGCGTCAGGCAAGACGTTTCCTTCGCTATCAAACGAAGTGGGTTTAGCGTAGTAATTTAAGTAAACAACGGGTATTGTAGGTGGAAATATTTCTATGTCTACAGCAGAAACTAAGGCTACTGGAAAGCTCTCTGTAGGGTAAGAAAGATTGCTACCTACTATTCTGTCAATCTTCTCAGGATCGTACACTAGCTCACAGTTAACTAAGTCCTGGTTAGCGTTTGTAGCACCTTGAGGATCAAACAACGAACCTGCGTATATAGATACTATCTTAGATAGATCAGAGGGTTTCTCTAGCAGTCCGTTGTTGTATTCTAAATCCAACAGGGCAGCCTTCCTTCTCAAGTAAAAGGCTAAGTCCTCTTGCTTTTGTTTTCTTACAGACTTGTCTCTACCAGGCTCAAAATTCTGTCGGCTCAAGCGTTTAGCCGTCACAAGCTCAGCAAACATTTCATTGTAGATATTCATCTGAGCCAGCGCTGCAAATGAATTGAATACTTGAGGCGTAATGAAACCTTTTTGCTCTTTGTTAGCGAGGTCCCTTAGAGCTGTATATACTTGTAATACGCTTACCATAATACAAATATACTAAAAACAAATAGGGTGTAATTAGTAGCTAATTCTTGCAGAGGTAGCCACCCTCGTAGTAGGTTTAGTTGATGTGCCTGTAAGCTTGCTTCTCTTGCCGCCATACAAAGAGTATAGCTGAGCGGCTAAGTTTGCAGCTTCACTAGCTCCGATGTCAGAATTTATAACTCCAAACCTATAAAGCTGCACCCGCTGTGTGCTTTGAGCACCTCCAACCTCTCCTATAGAGCCCAAAACTAAATCACCGTCCGTCCTAAAGTCAGAGCTATTAGTAAGGTTAGGATCTAGCTCAAGGGTTTTTGCGGGCAGCTTACCAACGATGTCGCCGTTTCTATTGTGAAGAAACATATTACCAAGTATGTCTCTACGAATAATAAAGACATGATTTGCATCATACCCTTTAGCGTCTGGGTCGGGGTCGGGGAATGCAAAAGACTTAGTTCCATCCTCAGTGGATGTGGTGTCTACAAAAGCTGGATAGCCAGTCAGAATAGTAGAGCTAGCAAGAGCAGCAGAATCTGTCTTACTGTGTCTTGCAGCAAATATGTTTTTGCTTTGTCGCATAGTGTTGCTTCCATCAAACTTGCCGTTATCAGAAGGGACGGCCCCAAAACCAAAGCCACCGCCACCAACATCACCATACAAAGCTCCAATGCCATACGTAGCGCTGCCAGCAAGACCGTTTAAATTTACAGCTACATAGATGGTGTAATCTTGTTTTATCTCAAAAACAGTGTCCAGATTAAACGCATTAGAAGTTCCAATATTAACAGCTGGCTTAATTAATGTTTCGTCACCACCGCTCGCAAGTTGAGTCCTAGTGCTGCCCGTTTGCTGAGAAAGATTGTGATCTACACCTGCTGTGCCAGAGTTTTTCCAAGAAGTATTAGCTGTGTTGTGAGTTTGAACCAAGTTTTCATGATTGTAATCAATCACAGGAAGCTCGTTAAAGAAAATCTCAGCTATTGTATTCTGAAACTCTCTTTCTTGCCTTCCAACAGAAGGCCGCTTGTTTATCGTCTTTACAGGGGCAGAAGAAATCGCAGGCAAGACATCATTAACGTCTTCAACAACAGCTTCTCTAAATGTAGATTCACTAGACACTACATCAAACTTCATGATGTTTTTAGGAGTGTTCCTAGACATAAAGTTTATGATGCTTTCTATTAGGCTTGCTTCTTCACCCTGATTGCAAGAGACAGTTATAGTTGTTTTGAGCAATGACTCTCCCTCTTCTAAGGCAGCCTCATCAAAACCGTTGCAGTCCTTGAAGGTAAACCTCACCCTTCCGAGTTCCGAAGTAATGAACGTCAGATTTTCGGACGGTATTGCTATGGTGCTTATACCAACACCAGTATCTGAAAATGAAGCGCTAGTTGGAGACTCTATCTCTCTACGGAAAAAGAAGAACTTTCTGTCCATGAAACAAATATACGAAACAAAAAAGCCACCCGAAGGTGGCCTTTCTTTATCCTAGCTTGTCTAGCCTTTCCTCTAAGGCGGAAAGCACTGATGATCCTTTTTCTGTTAGGCAGAATCTAACCATGACGTCTACAGCATCCTGACCCACAGGGACCGATACGATTAGGCTGTTGGAGTCAAACCAATAAACAGCCTCTTGACTTACTCTTATGATCTGATAATCTTTAGCCTGAATCACGACAGATCGCGCCTGTACTTGAGGTGAATCAAATGATTCGATAAACTCTTGCGGCTTGTTCTTAGCGATTCTAAGCAAGTTAAATCGAATCTCTGCTACTGGTTGGTTGATGTTTACTTGGAAGTAAAGAGCCACAGGCAAAAGCTCTTGTATGTCTGTATCTCTAACCAAGGCTATAGCATCTGTCAACAAAAACTCTCTCTTGAGTTCTGCTTCAGCTTCTAGTTTTTTGTTTACCTCTGCAAAAACATTGCCTCCGTTGGCTTTGTTCAAAGGATGCATCTCGATAAACTTCCTGAGATTGGGCTTGTCTTTGGGGATAAAAAGCTTTTTGTTTCTAAATACTACAGATTCTCTGCGAGCGTTTTCAGATTGTTCATCCCTAAAAATAGATGGCTCATTAGGGCAGTAACGTATCTCTCTAACGCTGTCGTTTTCTTCGTCGTATACAGTCACGCCTTTCTGAGGGAGCATAAAAGCGATACCACCTCCTTTTAAGATCTCGTATTCTTTGTTTTGGTTTACTTGCTCTTTTCTCTTGATAGAGCGCTTCTTCTTTGCAGGGGCGGCAGGTGCTACTGCCTGTGCAGGTGCCTGGGCTTTTTTAGGTCTCCCAGGAGACTTCTTAGTTTGTGTAGTCATATTAAATTGAATTAGTAAGGCAAATATAACTAAAATAAAAAAGGCCCCCGAAGGAGCCTTTCTTTAAAAGAAAAAAGTTTATTACTCAGTGCCGTAGAGCTCAATCAAAAGTTTACCAGCAGTGTAAGTGCCATTGGTTCCCTCTCCATCAACAAGATATAAGTACTGATTGGCAGTCGGCAAGTTAGCCAAAGAAATAGGCCCATTCTGTGTGCCAGAAAAATCTACGTCTACAGCTTGCAAAGTGACTCCATTAGTTCCAGTTGAAATAGCAGCATCTTCTGCCAGGGTAGCTTCGTCTACAGAGTGCAAGTCAATATCTGCATCGCCCCCTGCGGGAGTTTCGAGACACGTCATGCTACCCGCAAACAAAGTCCCAGAAACAGCAGTAGTATACTGACCGATGTGGCTGTTTGCTGTTGCTGCCTTACCAATTACATCACCAGAAGCTGAAGAATCCAAACCAGTAAGATCAATAAATATACTGGTCTTAATAACATTACCCATTTTTTCAATCCAGCTATGATACACAGTGCCAGTACCAGTAGTGATACCTGTTCCAGCCGTCAAGCCGTTGTTAGTAGCACCAGAGTCATCTACGGAGACAGCACTAATATTGTTGTCAATAAAGACGCTATTCACTGAATCGGCAATAACAACAAACTGATCTTTACTGAAAGCAATAGCTTCAGAGATAGATTGCATTACGGCCTTTTCTGTTCCAGCAGTAACCGTAAGATCAACTTTAGTGTTAGAACTAGACGTTCCGAGAGCATGTTCGAAAGTCATAAGAATGCTGGTGTTATCCAGCTGATCGATAGCCAAAAGTCTATCTACAGGGAAGGTCATTGCGTTATCTGACCCCCCATCAAAGTACAAAAATTTTGCAGCCATTTTTTTTAGTTTATGTAGTAAAACAAATCATACATGGTAAAAAGCAGGGAGCCGAAGCCCCCTGTTTCTTAGAAGTGTCTATAAACAACGTGAACTTCAAGTTCGTTGTCTCCTGTGATTGCTTGGTTTCCAGTGTCAATTCTACCAAAAATTTTTCTAGCAACACCAGTAAAAGCACCAGCGGTGTTTGTTACTCCAGGAGTGTTAGTGCCAGCAGTACCAGCGATAGTAAATTTGAACACGTTACCAGCAGCGACAGTTGCATTGTCACTTTGATCAAGGATTCCGTTTGAAACATCTGCAACGATATCAACGCCAGTATGGTCAGAGTTTGTGCCCATTCTAAAGCCAATATCAGCAGCGCCACCAATAGTAATACCACCTACAACACGAACAAAAACACCATCAACAATGCTATTAGCTGGCTGATCAAACTCAAAGTCAGTATCAGTATTTTGCTTACAAGCATTCTTAATCGTAATTGCGTGAGAGGATGTCATACAGCCTGGACGCGCATGAGAGAATATAGCGTCTGTATTTTCAGCCATAATAGTTGTTTGTTAGGAAGTTAGGGGAAGGGCCGAAGCCCCTCCCTTTCACTTCAGGTTAATTATCCCTTGATGAGTACGTGCTGGTTAGCAGCGCGAACACACAAAGCAATTTCAGATCTGTAGTGGAACGTAGCAACGTCAGAACCAGCATCTCCATTGTTTGTGTGGCCCAATACACCGCCACCAGTTACCCAGTGCTCCATCTCACGAGAGTAGCCGTTTGCTTCCTTGTAGTACATCGCCAAAGCAGGAGACTTGTATCCGCTGCGTGGGTCAGCCACTTGAGTCAAAGGAACCATAACGCCCTGGAAAGCTGTACCTGCACCCAACAAAGTTGGATCGTTCAACAGCTTCCAATCGTGCTTGTGGAAAGTGTATCCACCGCGTGTAAACGACTTAAAGCCCAACTTGACAGCCATGTCTGCATCGTTGTTAAACGCACCGAACTGTCCAGACAAGCCAGCAGTCACACCAGTTGCAATACCAGTAGCAAGCATGTCATCGATAGCGAGGTCTTGCTTTCTGTTCAAGTACATAGCGTACTCAGGCGGAGCGCCTTGCTTATCAAGCTCGATGATGATATCGTCAAACTCAGCAAAAGAATCGAGAGGGTTAGAGTTGGCGTTAGTCACCTCAATGCCTCTGGAATCGAGAGCTGTGAAGTAGCCTTCAGATCCAGCGATTGTCTTACCCAAGTCGTTGTCTCCATCATCACTTGTTGTAGCTGCGTTCTTCTCACCGAAAAGCAACATCATCTCACGACGATCTTCAAAGCGCTTGCGAGCTTCTTGCTCACCGTACATAAACCAGCGGAACTCTCCACCTCCGATATCAACCCAACCGATATTGGTTGCTTGAGATCCGTTTACTTGGTAACGATCCTTAACGATCATGAATGGATTGCTACGCTTTACGACGTCTGAGTCAGTAAAGTGAGTGGGCTGATCAGTGCCTTGAGCGTACAGGTTGCCAAGGTGAATCATTGTGACTCCAGATCCGTCTTCGCCAGCAGAACCATTAGCACCATCAAGACGCTCCATTTTGAGAACGGGATCAGTAGCTGTTGATGCTTCATTGACCAAGTATCTTGTTCCAGTAGCGGCGTTCATCAAAACGTCAGACTGCTGAATCAATCCTGCTACGTGAGCAACACCGTCGCCAGAAGCGGAAGTGTCAATCGTGTAAGTAGCAACACCAGGTGCGTTTCCATCAGAACCAGCAGCTGATGCTGAAATTGTACCAGTGTAAACTCTGTGACGACGACCAGCTTCCCACCAATCAATTTGATCAGAGGTGCCTCCGCTTACGACAGCTCCAGTGAGCTGCAAGAATCCCGTGATACCTTGATCCCCGTAGGACTCGGTAAGTTCAGGAATAACAAAATCTTTTGTTGTCTTCAAAAGATTATCTATAGTAGTGTATCTCTCAGGGGTCAGCCTTAAGTCTGGTGACGCCTGGTCTACACTAGCTCCAGTAATAGTAGCCATAATTTTTTAGATTTTAAAAGTTAGCTTGTTGGACTGACCTCCCATAATATTTTTTAGTTGGTCGGCCAACGGGTTGGTTTGTTGGTTTTGATTCCCTTGTTGCGGGGTTTCAGTAGAGACATTGGCAGCTGTGTCTACAAGTGTTTTTTGTCCGTCACCCAATCCTCTAGTGTAAGCAGACTTAACAATTCTGTCAATGTTATCAATGACAGCCATGTGAGACGACAGCAAGTCGTAGTCCCAAGTACCGTCCTCACGAACGTAGGGATCAAAAAACTCGTCGAGACGAGCATTGCGATTCTTTAATTGACTTTTGTACTGATCGTCAAGACCGAATTCAAAAGTCTTCTCGTCACCAAGGTCAAACTCTAGACCCGTTAACGCATCAACTTCCTTGGACATTTCAGATATCCAGTTGTCGTCAATTATAGATTCTGGTTCAGATGCTGACTGTTCTTTTGGGGCAGGAGCAGAGTAGCTACCTCTGATATCTTCAATGCCCTTTCTAGCTTTGTCACCATCCATTTTCAACTGAAGCTTGCCAAGCGTAACCTCCTCTTCTGTATACATATCGGGGTCAAGCTTGTACTTGCTGTTGACTAAAAGATTGAGTTCATCATACGAAAGGTTTGGATACTCATTCGCCATTTGAATGCGAATAGCTGTCATATCATCCATACCCTCTGGATTCAATGACTGATATCTAAACCAATCTTCTGGTGCGCGGCCCGTTTCCTCTACGAACTTTGCGATGGCCTCGATCCTCTCGTCTAAAGCTTTTGCTTCAGTCTGTTGAGCAACAGAGAGGTCATCAAGAGAAGCTACGTTTCTTCCAAGCTTATCGCTCAAGAAAGAAAAGACAGCAGACTCGATATCCTCTTCTGAATACTCAGGTTCTGTATATTGTTCAGTCTCAACAGTTTCTGCTTGAGGCTGTACGAATTCTTCTACTACGGGAGCCGATTCCTGCACGGGTGGCCCCTCGGTAATTGGTTGTTCTACGGGCTGTTCTACGACAGCTTCTTGTTGTTCTACGGGTGCTTCAGTTGTAGTTTCTGAAGCTGAGTTCATAGATGCAGCAAGGTCCTCAGGATTACTGAAGACCTTCATTCCTGCAATCTCTTCGATTGGAGTTTGTTCCATTTTATTTAATTAAGTGTGTATTAGTATTCAAAGCCGAACACAAGGTCCACGCTGTCTGCGCCCGAAAAATTTGGCTCGGTCGAAACGCTGTCGAGTATCCCCGCAACATAGATTGCGCCTCCAGACTCAATACTGCTTAAAGGCACAGCCAAAGGGAGGGGTGATGATTCCGTCACGTCTGCATAGGTGTCACCAAACTTGATGTTCAAATTGTCAAGCGCAGCGTTTGAAACCGCTGTGCTGCTAATGTGGACGCCGCCTATATACTGATTCGCTCTAAAATTTGCATCACTTATATTAGCGGTAGCGTTCTGCGTACCCAAATCATTAGTGTTTTTTTGAAAAAAGTAGAGCTGAACCGCGTCGCCGTTAAGTTGACCTTCCGTGTCAACGGCATATGCAGATATCAGTTTTGCGCCACGCGCAGGAAGCTTCAACTTAGTAGGGTTAAAAAGCACGTCATTAAGGGAGTAAGTCCCCGCTGCAATACTTGGTGTTACAGTTACTGTCTTAAATGCCATGTCTTATCTATTATGCGAGTTGAACTGATGAGTTGTCGTTACCAAAGACGCCGTACTCAATGATTGAGTCAACCTTTGTAGCGATAGCTTCGTATGTTTTGTCTGGAGCAATAGGAATAAAGGCAAACTCTCCACCGCCGATTTTGGCTACAAGTGCGGTGTTAGATTCTGACTCGTTCCTAACGTAGATGTAGTTCTCCAGCTCTGGTTCCAGGTTTCTGATAAACAGATAGGCTCTGTCGTTTTTTTGATTCTCCTTATACAATAGCTTATCATCAGTATCAGCAGCTGTACCTTTTACTTTTGCTCTGATCAAACTGCCAGAATCACAGCTAATAACTGAGTTGACCGTCAAAGCTAGATTGCTTGTCAGGACATCAGCGCTGTTTATGCTAAGAGCTGCTGTTACTGTTGCCATTATGCTTCGTAGATAACAGCGAACTCAATAGTAAAGGCAGTAGCAACGCTAGGTGTAATCTTGATGTCTTGGTCACCATTGTAGGGCAGCAAGCACCAGTCACCAGCGTACAGACGACCAAGCAGCTGAGACTCAATAGTTATAACAGCGTTTTCAGTAGCGACTGTGCTGGTGTTTTTGATATAAACCTTGTGGGCTTTATCGTCGCTGTAATCCGCTTTGTCAACAAGAGTGTACTGTGAACTTGAGGTGGTTGTTTTTCTACCTACACCTGTAGTTTGGTCCAAACCAGTAAGCGTTCCCGCCTTGGTGAGTGTCGCTGTAGTTGACAGCGCAAGAGCGTCACCAGTAAGGTCAGCGCTCGAAAGTGTAATTGTTGCAGTAGTTGTAGCCATAATTATTAGTTATATGAATGCAAATATAACGATTATTTTTTCTTGCGTTTTTTAGCAGCAATCTTACGTGCTTCCTTTTTACCAAAGTCACTTTTTACCCTAGCCATAGCCCAAGCATGCTGAGATACTTTTGGCCTATTGCCAGAGGACATATAGGCGGCTAATCCCCTACGATACACTTCTTTTTGTGCAGCGCTAAGACCAGCCATCCCACCTTTTTTGAGCTTCTTGACTTTCATTACATTCCGAGCATTTTCTTGGCTTTAGCTCTTTGCGCTGGGTCTTTCAACAAAGCCCCCATCAAGCTGCCACCATCTTTAAATACCTTGCCTCCGTATACGTACATAGGCATTTTCTTTTTCATCATGCCACCGCCTGGCATCTTCTTGACTTTCATCTTCCCGCCCATCATCATTTTTTTCTTACCGTGATCCATAGTTTTATTTTTTAAAGGTTTATATCTTATCTCTTTGTGCCATGAGCCTTTTGAGCCTCGCAGCTACAGCAGGGGGAAAGCCTTTCTTTTTTCTTTTGGCTTTTGTCCCTCTGTGCTTTTTGTATATCTCGCTAATCTGTGCCATAAGCCTCTTTCTTTTGCCCACGTCAGCGCTGCCACGAGTATACTTTGGGTTGAACTTCATCCCCTTTTTTGCCGATGGAGCAAGACTAGAAAGAAAGAATCTAGTTCCACCCCCTGGTAGATTGTCTATCTCAAAGTTTCGTGTTTCATTAAATCCCTTTAGATCTAAAGCGTCTCGGCCAGCATCTTTATTTAAA